TCTTTCTTATCTTTCTTATCTTTCTTATCTTTCTTATCTTTCTTATCTTTCTTATCTTTCTTATCTTTCTTATCTTTCTTATCTTTCTTATCTTTCTTATCTTTCTTTATTTTAATTTTTTCCATTTCTGCTTCTATAAATGCCTTAATCGCTTCTCCTCCAGCTAATCTTAATTTTAGAGCATTCCAAAACGATATCCCTGTTATAAAATTAATCTTAATGTAAATTTCTGCATCCATATTCATGACCCCTCCTCGTTTGAACTTAACTCTAAGACCCTTTAATACCACCGTTCTCCATCTTTTACTTTCTCATACAAGGGAATATAATTTTTAACTACATTTTTTATTCCCCATTTTTCAATAGCTATTTCTCTACATTTGTTTCTGTCAATCTTATCTACTTCATCAAAACAATCAATCATTTCTTTTTCGTTATTTGCAAGAAAGCCTGTGACTCCATGTTCTATAGTATGAGACATTGCCCCTCTATCATAAGTAATCACTGGGCATCCACACATCAAGGCTTCCATATTTTTGTAACTCGTTATCTCCATTTGGTTTACTGGATAAAGAAGTGCTTTTGCTTTTTGCAAACATTCTATTTTTACTTTATCGCTTACCCTTCCAAGATATTCAATATTTCCAATCGACCTTTTTATTACTTCTTCTTGATAATCATCTGAATCACTACTGATTCCTTTACCACCAATAATCTTTAACTTCACCCCTGCCTTGTTACAAAGGCTGATTGCATCAAGAGCTCCTTTCTCATGAGATAGCCTTCCTACAAACACAAACCAATCTTTTCTTTTTTGCTTTATATCAAAATCATATTTTTTATTGTCAATTAAAATTGTTTCCTGTACTAATGCTTCCTGACAATATATTTCTTCGAATCTTTTACGAGCCCATTCAGACAGGGCAATAACATTAAATTCTGCTTGTGGAAACTTAGCAATATATGGATCATGCCAGAATACGCTTATACATGGACAATCAATTCCCATTGATCTTGGAATATAGTGTTGATGAGTTAAATCATGTATAAGTTCGAACTTTTTAAATTCGTGTTTATTTTCAAAATAAGCTCCGTATTCCCTATTGATATTTGGGTCGGCATTAAATCCCGTACCCATTAGCTTTACTCCTTTCGGAGGAATAGTATCATTTGGAGCAAAAAGAGAAACCTTATGACCAAGCTTATTTAACTCATCTGCAAAGTCCCAAGCAATTCTCTCCATTCCAGCATATTTTGTATTTTTATTTATTGCGAATACTGTTGCCGAGCATACTAATATTTTCAAATCTTTTCTCCTCTTACAAGATTGTTAATATATTTTATCTCCTCTTTCTTAAACAGCTTCGTTCCTTTTCTAGGAGTGCTTTCAAAAATATTAAATACCCCTTTAAATTCTGGACTCAATGTTTTTGCCTGCATTCATCATTTACTTCTTCTCTTAAGCTGTTTTTTTGGCTCTTTGCTTTTACTTTCGTCTTCCTCTTCTTCTTCCTTCTTTTTTTCTACTTCCAATTCTTTATACTCGTTTTGTATTTTGGTAATAAGACTGGCTCCGCCTTCCAAAGATTTCATAACAAAAACGTGTCTTCTGATATTTTCTTCTTGTAAAGCAATTCGTCTTTCAAATTCTATCTTTTGTTGTGTAAACTTTTCATCTAATGCTTTTTGCAACCTCACATAATTCTGTTCCATTTCATACATGGACTTTTCTAATGCCATAAGTCTCATAATTACTTCTCCTCTTTTATTTGTAAATATTGTCGTGCTGTTTTTTGTACATTGTACTCCTCGAGCATCTTACTTCTCAACCACCCCCCTCTCTGAATTATACTTTTCAATTTCCACTCTAATTCTTTCAACATTAAAATCTATTTGACCATTATGTCTACCAGTGAAATTATCTTTTTGTAAATTAGGATAAGTACTTTCTGTTACCATTTCTCCTCCACAAAAATTCTTCATATAATTCTTCATATAATAAGGTCGAAAATCAGCAGAAATAACATTGCGGCCACAAGCCATTGCTTCAAGGGCTCCCCGTCCAAAACCTATAACAATGTTTTATTTTTTAACATAATACCCCTTATATTTTAATATATGCTATAACAAAGTATGCTATAATAAGAATTGCTATAATAAAATGTATTGTTGATAATTTTAACATAATACCTTTCTATATTTTAGGCCTAAAGAAGTTTTCGCAAGTACAACATACTTTTAATTTAGTTGTTTTTGAAAACATTATTGACGCCTTATTTTTACTTCTTCTGATGCTGATTTAACCAGGTCAAAATTTTTTAGAATTTTATCGAATTCAAAATTAACTAATATTGGATGGGTTCCAGCACCACCTATCATTCGCTCATCTACATAAATCGTTTTTGCATTTGTAATATCTGCTATTCTATCAGCCCACCAGCTTTCATTTTCATTAAAATTATGATCTGAATTTGTCTCATCTCTATCAATCCATAAAACTGCTTTTTTACTTACCCGTACTATTTCTTTTAAAGAAGTATCCAAATCTTCTATATTTATATGTTCGTATGTACCTATTGAAACAAGTAAATCAAAAGCATTATCTTGTACTTTTAATTTTGCCGCATCTCCTTGATTTATAATATCTGGCATAATAGCAAGTTCTTTTGCCTTATCTGATATATCAATACCTGCAATATTATCGTATCCAATTCTTTTCATTTCGTATAAGAATGCCCCTACTCCGCATCCTATTTCAAGTACTTTAGAATCTGTATCAACAAGCAATCCATATCTTATATATAAAGCACTCAAAAGATAATGTATTGGCAGAACCCCAACATCGTTCTTATCGAGCCCTCCATACAACCCGCGATAATCTCCAGTATCGTATTTTTCGTTATAGTATTTCCTCGAATCTACTGTATCTACTTCCAAAATCATCTCCTCTTTTTATAAAAAAAACAAGGGCAAGAACCGTTGAGCTCGCCCTTGTTTATACCTTTATCATTTCTTTTCATTCTTTTAATATAATAAATTAAGAAGCTAAACTTCCTCCAGCAGTATGAAACGAAGTTGCATCCGAAACTACTATAACTTTCAATGTTGAATCGTAATATGCAACTCCAGCTGCGGGTATTGTTTGAGGAGTGGTCGCAACATTGGTAAATCTCATTGCACTTGAACCAGCCAGAGTCCCTCCCTGGCTATTGACTTTCGTTGTTAAAGTAGACAATGAATTAGAATTGCCCGTAATTCCAGAATCGTCATTTTCATTCTTCCTTAACTCTTTATACATACTCCATATACTTTTCATATTTTATTTCACCTCCCTAAAGGATGTATAGAGGGAGAGGCGAGGAGTTTTTCCCCTCCCCCTATACCGTCTGGCCAGACAAACCAATTAACTGTTTTACTACTGAGAACTACCAACACCTGTTCTAAGGAACCCTAAACCACTGTCAGTAATCTTCTCGTCCTGGTAATATGCAATATGAACATCCTGACGACCTTTCTTTTCGTCAAACGGAAATACCCTGGCTATCATATTTGGAATACCAGGAACTGTCCAGCGAAAACCGTACATAAAACTCGGAACTTCCTGACTCGGAGTCGGAGCAATATAAGCATAAAGAACATTATCGTCCCAGATTTTGCTGAGAGACATAGTCATGCCCTGTGCCGCCGTATTGTAATAAGCTCCACCAATTAATATTTTATCAACTTCCAGAAGAAGCTTTGCATGCTCGATTGTAGGAATTCCACCACCATGGGGGAATATCAAGGTCTGAATCTTCTCAGACTCTCTCCATTTTCTCCATGCTTGTTTTCCAAACACAACCGTATTTGGACGATACCCTCTTCCGTCTTCAACTGCCTGTAAATCTCCTATACAATCCAGATAAGGATCAGCATTAGATGTTCCCCATGCACTTCCGGTAGTAGTGCTACAACCAACATTGGAAGCACTTCCTACAAGACTTGCAACTCTTACTTCATTATTGAGTAACAGAATATCTGTAATGAGACGAGACCTCGACATCCGATTAGATATTGCTGCATCTGCATTTGCAATTTCCTCTCTTGTTAAATAAGAACCAAGAGCATAATTGTCACAGAAATATCCATCAGAGCTTACATCGAAACTAATGTAATTCGGCTCTGTACCAGGAGCTCTGTAATCGGGAGTAGTCCTGAACTTATCCGCTTGTGCTATCTTAAAGAATCTATCGCTCTGTTTTGTAACAGGAACAATAGGACAAATCTGATCTGCTATAAATCCCTGAGGACGATAGTCAAGCAGAATATTACTGATTGCTGTATCTATATGAACATCCCCCGGATCAACATCAAATCTTTTTTCTAACTGATATATTTTAAATTCTCCCATTCTAAATCACCTCCTTACGCTGAAGTTGTAAATGTGGCATTCGCCATGTTAATAAAACAAGTAGCAATTCCGCCCGAATTACAACCATTAATTACAAAACCCATAGTTGCAACACCACTATTTGCTGCCGTTGCCCAGCCACTATCTGCAGCCGATACGGCATTTCCATAACTACACGCCCCACCAAAACGAACTTTCGAAATACCCAGCGGACATATTCTTGCATGCTGGCCTGATGTTGGTTTATTTTGAAGAACCCCAGCTGGATGAACTCCAGCAGTAAGAGTAGATATACCAAATCCATTATCAGCAGTCATTTCTACACAGAAAAACTGATGACCGGAATAATCTGCGTCAGCCTTTGCAGAAAAATTGCAAGGCTGATTTCCTTCATATGCCATAATTTATACCTCCTTAAATAATTCTTCCTTTAATTTATACTACAATACTACAATACTACAATACTACAATACTACAATACTACAATACTACAATACTACAATAACTCTACTTTCTATGCCCGTTCTTTATGATATCTATCTTTCAGATCAGAATCGGCTTTAAGTACGGCCTCAAAAGCTTCCGTATAAGTTACCTTCACGTCTTTCTCCCTATACTCGGCAATTTTCCCTTCCAATTCTTTAGTGGCAGTATCATACTCGCCTTCGCCATCTTTATGGGAATGCTGTTTTGTATCAACCACTTTTGAAAAACCTTCGATATATTTCTTTACCATATCCTCAAGAGAAACATCCTTATCTTCAAGTTTGTACTCTTTTTTCTGCGGACATGCGGAGAGAATATCGATAACGAGTTTCTCATCGCGAGGAAGAATTTTCTTCGTTCCATTTACTCCATTGTCTTTAACGAAATTCGTAATAGAATCCGTTCTACGTGCATCTTCAACAGCCTGTACTTTGGCATTTGATGCATCACGCTCTTCGATTGCTTTATCTCTATCTATCTTAAACTTATCAGCTTCCTCTTTGAAAGCCTTCATTTCAGTTAACTCAGTTTCTTTAAGAGTTAACTGTTCTTTCAGTTCTATTACTTCTTTGGTTTTCTCCTGATCCTGATACTCGGTGATTTTTGTGTTAAGTCCATTAATTATTTCCTGCATTTCTTTTACTTTTGCTTCCCAATCCATAATCTTTACCTCCTTGTTTCTCTTGTTTCTCGGATGTTTAGGAATCTCGAATTCTTTAATTTCTTTAACTCCTTTAACTCCTAATTCTTTGTATAATGATTTTAAATTACTTTTTATTTTATTAACATCTTCAGTGGACATTTGAACCAACTGAATTTTAAACTCTTCAGATGAAAAAGCGGCAACAACTTGTTCTAACTGAGTCTCTGTTACCTTATCCTTCAAGTTCTCCCATATCCTCAAATTCCATGTAGAAGACTTACTTTCGTCAGGAGTATATAAATAAGCTTCCTTTGGAAACTTAACTCCATCTTCGATTTTCTCTTCTGTGTTTTCACCATAAACAGTTTCGGGATAACCCCCATAGCCATAGCCTTGAAGCCATGTTTGAGCTTCTTCACGTGTCCATAGACTTCGATCAAACGTCCAGCCTTGTATAATTCCCTTATCTTCTGGAGCTTCGCTTAGAACTCCTGTGATTAAAGTTACTCCTTTCTTATCTTTAAAACCACTTCCTTCTAATGTTTCGAAATCAAACAAGTCCATTGATTTTACTCTTGCTTTTATTTTATCCTTGTCTTCCGACCAATACATGTAGCCTTTCACCTCCTTATTATCCTTATCTTCTGAATGTTTTTTCCAATTGCCATTTTCTAACACCATGTGGCAACTACGGCAAACCGCCATTAAATTTTTATTAATATTATTACTTCGGTTACCATCTTTGTGGTGAACCATTGTTGCCTTATTCTTTTTACATTTCTCACAAATAGTATGCTTATCCAGATACCTTCTATAATACCCAGGAGCAGAACCGTCTTTCCAATTAGGATTATTTTTTCCTTTATGATCTATTGCATAATCACCTGCTTCTACTTCTTCTACTTCCTCTACTTCTTCAATATCTAATTCGTAATTTTTTATGTCCCCTTCGCCTTCATCAAAAAATTTCTCGATATCTTTTAACGAAGTTACAGCAGGAATACTTTCGCCAAGTAAGGCAATCGCCTTTAAGCAACGAGGCCAAATTTTGTTTTGGTCTTTATAATTCCAGTATATCTCCGCTGACCTTTTCTTATATAATCCTTTCTCCATTGCCTCTTTAACGATTTTTGGTATATCTTTTATCTTCGCAACCAAAACAATCCCTACTACCTTGAGTTTATCTACATACCCAAGTGCTGGTTGTTCTGATAATTGTTTTCCATGACCTATCTTAAGAGTTGGCTTCCATTTATCTTTAAGAGTATTGAAAGCTTCAACCATTGCAAACAAATCTTTTTTCTTGTACTTATCACCATTGTATGTACCAATTTTAAAAACTTCCATTTCTGTGGAATACAGGTCTTTATATGTTTTGCTTTTTCCAAATATCATAGCTCGGGTCATATTCTTTTCCTTTATCCTTTTCTACTTCCCTTCTGTTTTGTGTGCTATTCCTAAAAATAAAAATGCAAATCCTATTGTTGTTATATCAAGAACCATTGTAAAACCACATGACTTAAATATCTCTGAACCTATAACAAGATAGAATCCCAATCTTGTTTTCCAACTACTAATTGTAAGTTTGATCATAAGCTTCTTTATTATTTTTCTAATCATTTTTCTAATCATTAGGCACCACCCATTCATACCCACGAACACAAATATGAAATGCAAGCAATACACTAAAATCATCTTCTATCGTAAATACCATTCTATCGTTATTTTCTGATTTTAAAATTACAGACTCCTTATTTGAAAAATTATGGATTACTGTAATTAAAGTATTCGTTCCGTCACTTAAAAAATTTGAAAGCTTTGACCAAGGACAAGATAATAAGTCCAGCAAATTAGTAAATCTATCTTCCCAAATAGGATCATCTTTACTCTCTGAATACCTTCTTCGTATATATCCAGCAACAGGAGTCATTGCTAATATCTTATCATAAGATAACATTGGCATCGTTGAATCTGTATTATCCGCACTGACAGCATCTACAAAATTTGTCTGTATCGTTTCGAGATATAACCAAGTTCCTTTTGCTGGTCTAATCGTGTAATCTAAAGACGTTCCGCCTTCTTGTAAATACCATTCATCAATCCAAAACTGAGGGCTCTTCACTCCTTAATCTCAATCTTCCTTTTATCTGTTTACATTTTCTAACATTTTCTGCTCTTGATGTAACTACCTTTTTTGAACCAGCCTTAACTACGTCTAAAAGATCTAACATTTTAAATGCGGCTAATTGTTCAGTGCTTCCGGTGGAACCCTCTAATTGGACGTCTGACAGCGTCTCCCGAGCGACATTAATAAACTTTACGAGCCTTTTCTCTTCGGCTGGATCATAATGAAGTAAAAACCCAATTCTTCCGTGATAATCGTTTTCTTTTAACCAGGCTAAGATTACCCTATAATCTTTAAGAGTCATATCTATTGCTTTCTTATCTGTGTAAACATCGTCGAATGGACAGTACACACAATGTCCTTGACATCTTGTCGTCGTTTGTAAATAAACAATATCCGGAAGGTCTACTTTATTCTTTATCATGATATTTCTTCCATAGCATCTTCATCATCTAATCCATCGTTTATTGTTACGATGGTATCAGCCTTATCTACCAAGTCTTGAAAAATAGTTATTATATTTTGCATTTCTTTATCTGGTGAACTTAATTTGAATACTTCCCCTACAAAATCTTCTGTTAATAAAGACGAACCTTTATCTATAAAGGCTTTTAGATTAGGATAATACTTCAAGGTTAAAAGAAAATCTCTAAACGCCTTTAGCTTCTTAGTGCTAATAAACTCCCCGACTACCCCGTTCACATCATATATCTGATAATTAACTATTTCTTCTACTACTTCTTCTACTTCTTCTCTTAACTTAAAAACAAAATCGCCTTCTTGATTTTTATTTATAGAAGTATGGGGCATTTCCCAAGAGCGAATCATTTCTGGTATTCCCTCTGGATACGCGAAGCATAGGTACTTGAACAATCCCTTCTCAAAAGGAATTTGTTTTACTCCTTTGAAGTACTCGCATTGTACGCATTTTATTAACATTGGACTTGGCATTTTAATTCCCTTTACTTTTTTACTACCTTCGATAAATCTACTTCTACCATTTCAGTATTTTCCATTCTTTTTAATTCATCTAAACTTTTTTTAGACCCATCCTTTGCAAGTCTACTGGCACGAAGCCAATCATCATTAGATTCTGTCGGTGATAAATCAAATTCATAATTCATCTTATTCTCTATCTCCTTCAGGGTCAGGCGAATCATCTTCTTCCAATACAGGAGGAATCGTTTTCCCTTCCTTATCTATTATATCAATAGAGTTTTCAAAGTCCTGATAATCTTTTTCTTCTGCTGCTTTTTCTGCTTCTTCTGCACTTAACATTTCTACCTCCCCTTCTTAATTCTTTATAGTTACCTTTACGGCTTTCTTAGGTAATCCACCAATTACTTCCCATACTGATGGACTGATATATGAAGCCTTTGCCATGGGCGGAGAATTATGTAAAAAATTACTTACTGTCTCACATACTCCATCTATAAGGGCTTTCTTTTCTTTAGCATTTAACGACATTCCCGCATATGGTTTTAATTCTTTATAAGCAATTTGAGTAGCATGATAAGTTCTAAAATCCTTAACAGTAAAGTTATCTTTAGATACTCTTTTTAAATATGTATTTAATTTATTCGCCGAAACGTCAGGAAATAACTTCTCTCCAAAAACAGATTGTTCTTTTCTCTTTTTTAACCACGAAACTAATTTCTTATCTGTTAACTCGTAATGAGCCGCAATTCCTTCCTTTGCCATAAAATCAAATATCGCTGTATTCCCTTCTATTATTACATGCTGATTTTCTAAAGTAGTTAATCCATAAGCTTTTATCTGAGCTTTTAAATCGGCATTCGTTCCGATTCTTATAGCAGTTCTGTCCTCTATACTTAACAAATAAGCCTGTGGTGTATCAATCTTAAGCCCAGCATCCATTCCTTTTCTAATATCAGATATTTTCTTAGTAAATACTTTATTTCTATTGAATTTCTTTAAGTCCGCTTCTACCCAATGCTTTGCACTATATTGATATTGCCATTTATCATTAGCTGCCTGACCAATGGCTTGTAAATCAGCATTAATATTCGAGCTTACAATAGCATTATTCCAACTCTGTGGTATATTCATACCCTTAAGCCTTTCTAATTCCTTACCACTAACTTTCTTACCATTTCTATACCACACTTTCTTAAGAGGATAATTATCTTTTATTCTAAGTTCTGTATCTGAACGGACATAATCCTTACACGGGTCTGGCCTTGCGTATGTACCATACTCTGCAAGAACTTCTTCTATTCCAAATATATTGTCTAAAGTAAATTGCTTTATAATACAATTTACCATCTTACCAACAGAAGTCATTGGCTTCATGGGCTTGATTGCCTTAACCGTTTTAGAAATTACTTTCTTCTTTGCCCCTCCTCCTAAGATCTTTTCCATTAATTCTTCAAAGCCCTCACCAAATACTTTATTCAAAGACCCTGCTACAAACTCCGGACTGGAGTACACAGCAAAAGTATCTGCAAAAAATTCAACTGAATTTGTAGTGGCATATTCTGAAATATTCTTATCTATTAATTTTTTACCAAATAAATTAAATTGATTCGTAAACTCTTTTTTAAGTTTACTCGATGTAAATGAATTCGCATCAAACCACATTGTATGCCCCATCTCATGGCGAAGAATAACGGCAGCATTATTATTATGAACAACCCATCTATTTTTTTTTAAAGCACCATAAAACTTCTCTCTTGCTGCAGGATCAATATAACTCGTTTTAAAATGCAAACGGACATGATTATTTTTCATAGTCCCGCTTCCAGAACTAAGACCACTCCAATTATGATCGCCATCTCCAAAAGAAAATCTATTAATCTTTCTTCCTCGAACCCATGGTTTTAAATTATGCATTTGTTGATTAACAGTATTCATCGCTTGTAATTTTTTCTTAGCATTCATAGTACTATGGAATAATGGATTTTTATCTCCAAACTCCTTCCATTTCTCTAATGCTTCATCTAATGTTTTAGCAGGAGTAAAAGTAATTCCTGGAGCTACAGGAGCAATCGGCTCTACAGGAGCAATCGGTTTTACTTCAGGTGCCTTAGGAATCACAGGTTTAATCACGGGCTTTACTATTGGCTTTGGTATTCCTCCCTTTTCTACTTTCTCTACTACCGTCAACATCCTATTTACTTTTTTCCGAGGTACCTTTATCCCTGACTTTTCTATCTCGCTCTGAATTGCTGTGATCCTTGCCTTCTTATTTAATCCCTTTATCTTATCTGTCAAAGAACTATTCTTCATTGCTTTATCAAAAAGCTCTTCCTGTTTCAAGGCAAGCTGTTGAGCTTTTGCCGTTGCGGGCTTTTTATCAGATATACTTTTATCAATCTTATTTATATCTTTTGTCGTTAAGCAATTCTTTAGCATTTAGATAACTGCCCCGCCACCTTAGAATTAGAAAAGATATCTTTCTTAGGAGTAATCCCTCCTACCCTTCCACCAAAACTTTCAGGTGTTAAAGCAAGTGCATTATCAGATTCTTCTCTCGATATTGTTTTAAATGGTTCATCATCAGTCGTTACTGGCACCAATATTGAGCGGCAGTTAAAATGTTGAGGTGGAACGAACCTATCAAAGTCAGGATCGTCTTTGCGAATTATCTTTCCATCGAGTTCCATACAGACAGGAGTTGTACGATCATCTATAACAGCACTGTACTGATAAGCAACAATATAATCTTTTAAATCCTTATCATATCCCATCGCAACACGACCATTATTAAAAGCTCCTGTAGTATTCGTTCTCATCATTGTTTCTATTCTATATGGAGAAACTTGTTTCAAGTCAGATATTATTTCTGTTCCTATATATGGCTTATATATCTGCTCTACTTTTAACATCGTTTCCTTCATTCCTTCCCCTGACTCTAACGAAGAAAGTAATGTTCCTTTAACACCATTTAAAATAGAACTTTCAAGTACACCTTTTATATAGAAGGATTTGTTTGTCAAATAATCAATAGCATAAGCAGGTGGGATACGCTGATAATTCTTTTTGCTTAACTCCTTTAAAGCCCGTTCCTGTCCAAACCTATAAGCTTCTCTTAATGTTTCTTTTATGACTTGTTGTAGCTCTCTCAGGTGTTTTAACTGAAGGGTATTGATTAGTTTAGGAGTTAAAGAATCGCTTTCTATTTTTTTGGTTAAGAAAGACTGAAGGACTTCCATTTGTTTTGTAAGAACTTCTACTATCTTTTCCCTTGATTCTTCTTCTAACTTATCTAAAGTCTTTTCTATTTTTTTAAAGTTGGCTCGTTTCTCATACTTGGTTAATGCTCTATCCAGTGTGTTTGCAGCGAAGTCATTTGAACTTAACTCTACACCCCCCGCAGGTAGCGCATTTGCATTATTCTTCTTCGCTTCCTTTGCAGCCTTTTTAGCTTCCTTCTCTGATGCTATCCTTTCTTTCTCCGCTATCTTATCTGCTTTCTCTGCTTCCTTAATAACCTTGTCAGCTGCCTTCTTTTCATCGACTATTAACTTATCAGCCTTTTCCTTCTCTATTCTTGCTCTTTCTTTATCCCCTGCTACATCTACTTCTTTTTCAGGGAATCCAATCATACTTCTTAATACGTTTTCATCATCACCATCAGATGTAACAGAAGCCTTATCGACTGCCTCTATCCAAAGCCTTGCTATTTCTATTTTTTTATCATCATCTAATGGAAGGAACTTAAAGGTTGGGTATGCTTCTACTCTATAATTATAGTCAACTAATTCTCTAACCAATCCTTCATTAATTAATTCTTCTACCGTCCTTCGTGCCTTAAGGATAATCCACAGGAATACATTAAAATGAGTCCTGGATTGAGAGTAGCTTCCTGTATCCCCTTGTGCTGTAACGCCTAACAGATTAGGAACAAGCAACGCACGAGCCATTGCCATATCGTGCTTCTCTACTGCGGCCTCATAGGATACTGCCCCTTTCCCTTTTGTTTCGAGAAACTCTACTTCTACTCCATCTGGAATTGTAGCAGAAGAAGCTGTCTGTAACCTTTTTAATATATTTTGTAGTTTTGTAACGTCACCATCCTGCATAGCCGATTTAATCTTACCAACGACAGGAGGCATAGAATATCGTTCTAAATACATATTCCAAAACTTCAGTATATTATCCTTACTCCACCATGCTCTATAACAAGAACGTAAATCACTTTCACCGTACCAATTATTAAACTCAGGATTATTGACGAAGATTATAAATTTATTCGAAGGGAAGTGATTGTTTGCTTGTATAACTCCATCTTCTAAAAGGTTACCGAACTTATCTGTTGCGAAAGATATGCCGTGGGGTTTTCTTGTCTTTAGCATATCAAGCATTATCTTATTCTCTTTAACGGAAAATAGCTTTTCTGTTACGGAGTACCCATAATCAAAAGCAGTCATTATCTGTAAAAGAATATCATCGAACGAACCATTCATTAAGTTAAAATTACTCTCTATAAATTTTGCGACTTCTTTATTTATTCCTTCATCTTTTTCCTCTTCTATTGCCGGGTCAACACTCCAACCAGTACTTAAGACGGCATACTTCTTAAGACTAAGGCAAGCCCTTATCGTATCATCTTTTCTCATCTTATCGTAGATTCTTAATCCACCTTTACGTACAGCTAATGTATCTGGATTGTATGTATTGGGAGTACTACTTGCATAAAGAGATGTTTCAGCAGACATCAATTCCTTATAGAAATCCGCAGGAGGATTCCTAAAAGATTCCATATATGATTTAATTCGTGTAAACAAAAGCTTCTCCCTGTTTTGAGTTATTATATATTCTATATCTCTTTGATATATTTGATATATTTATTCATGTTATACCGCATTAAATATATAATAACCTATACAGGGAGTTAACCAAGGGAGGGAAGTACAATAAGATAAGCGACTAATCTAAGGAAGGCTTACCCTTTAGATTAATTTGAATTTGGAATTAAGTGGTTAAACAGAACTTTTATTTAAAGGCATTATTTAAAGGCATTATTGACCTTATTATATAGAGACCTTGCATCACAATTAAATCTTTCTGATAACTTATCTATTAGCTGTCCTCTTTTAACTCTTTTCTTCTTCTCTATTTTATTTACTCTTTGATAAATACTTATCGCTAATTGTGCTTCTACTATTTTTGCTTCTGATGGAAAGTACACTTGTAGCCCAGCCATTACTCTTAGCAGATTAAGAAAAGCTTCTTCTCCTATAACATCATACAATATAGGAAACAATCTATATGGAGATTTTCTTCTTTTATCTTTAGCAAGGAATAAAGTCATAAGCTTCAAGTCTAAACTTTCTCTTTCAGTTTCTTTAATCTCTTTGATCTTCTGCAATTCTTCCAGCGATAATTCTTGCATATCTTTTAATGACGGTTCTGCACGCATTGTTTAATCCTTTACTTCCGAGTAATCTTTCATAAGTCCTTATTAACTGTCGCTCTATCCTAAGTCCATTTACTTCTACTACATCAATTATATTTATTTTATTATTTGTATCAGGAATTACATCTAAAATTCCCTCAAAGTTTTCTATTGAGTCTATTGATACATTCCTACTTCTATATCTATTAAGCAACTGCAACTGACGCAGGACACTATTCTGACAAACTACATATAAAAACCTTTTTACTTGATTGGGATGCTTACTTAACCAATCTGAATTAGAGCATAAAATAAATATATTATAATACACAGCAGAACACGCATCCTCCCAATCAAAATAATCTACATTGCCAAATCTCTTGTACCTCATTGCCGGCATTAGATAATCTTTTAGATAAGGATATAGTGCTAAGAATCTTTCTCTATACTCTAATTCTTTTAGAGTATTTAAATAATCTTGGTTAAATGTTTTGAATGATTTGTATTCCATCACTATCTTCTTTTCTTGACGGTTGTAAATGCTGCAAGTGCAAACGGAATTATTGCCCATAAATCATGACCCGTAACTATAAGTATAGTTCCAGATACAATACACGTTATGTCATGTAAAATTAAATAAATCCATACTATCATTATTCTTTTCCTTTCTCTTCTTGTTCATTCTTCTTATTCATTCTTCTTATTCATTTTGTTCTCTAAAATATAATTTAAATAATAAAAGAAGGCCTATTCCAATAATTATCAAAGCTACATACGCAGGCCATAACTTTACAAATAAGATTACATCATCAATTACTGCTATTACCAAAACTTTGTACCAAGGCAATTCCCATATCCGTTCTAAAATTCCCCACGTTCCTAACATATTCTCCTCCCTTATTTTATTTTATTTTATTTTATTTTATTTTATTTTATTTTATTTTATTTTATTTTATTTTATTTTATTTTATTTTATTTTATTTTATTTTATTTTATTTTATTTTATTTTATTTTATTTTATTTTACGAGATGAAGATGAGGTCTCTTAGACATTATCTTAGATAATTCCCCAACTTTTGGTAATGCATTTATTGCTCCTGCTGGAGCCATTTTAATTCCAGTCAGTCTTTCTTGCAAATTAGAAACAAAGTTTTTATATATTGAAAATAGTTTTGCGTCAGGAGTCCCTTCAAAAAGAATCAAATCTTTCATAAGAGGAAACCTCTTTAACATTTCATCTGCTTCTAAAACGAAAGTTGGAATTGCTTGTCTGATCATATCCCTTATTCCCTCTGGAGTTTGTATTGAAGATAAGACTCCTGGATATTTTAGACAAATATATCCTTCCCTTTCTACCTCTTCTATTATTTTCTCTCCGATCAAAAATCCTATTCCAATTACGCTATAAACTTTTACTCTCGACACTTCGTTTTTCATTTCTACTCCTCCTTTTCATTTTTATTATCAGTTATATCTGTTAAACCAAAGATTCCTTTTTGGTCTTTCATATACCACGTTGCCAAAGTCTTAAATACTTTCTGTGATATTTTTAAAGTACATGAACCACATGAACCACATGAACCAATAGTCAGTTTCACAATACAAAGATCACAGGAATCAGAATCAATCTCGATCTCGTCATTAAGATATCTTAATCCACTTACACTTAATTGGCCTTCATCAAATCCATCTTTACAATCGCATGGTCTCATCTTATTTCCTTTCCTTCTTCTTTCCTTCTTCTTTTGTTCTTAGTCTTTCTTTACCGGTACAAGAATTGTTGCTCCGGTATTATCTTTGCCAAGAATCCACTCTACATAATCTCCTTGATAAACTGGTTGCAAACGAAACCCTCTATTTACAAATTCTCCTTCTGTTCTTATTTCAAGTGTAAATGATAATGAATCTATCGATAAATTAATTGTTTTACTTTCATCAATTTTTATTTCTCTTGGTGATTCTGTATTCTCTGAAACCAATCTTAATCTCCTCATTTTTTCTCTCTCTCCATCCATTCTTTTCCTCCTTCTTTTTCTACTTCCTTTCTACTTCCTTTCTACTTCCTTTGTTCTCTCAGTCTAAAAATAAGTTCTCCTCAGTCTAATTTATTCTCTTTCTCTAATTTTCAGAAAGCTTGTAGACCCTTTATCTATACGCTTTTAGAGATAAAGAACCAACGCCATTGTATTTGAACTTTGTACCCATGTACTCACACCACATAGATTAAGTATATTTATTATTTAGTTAAGTTATATTTATGTATGTATTTGAACATTGATATTTGATAACAATTTATGTATTGATTGTATTAAGATTGTATTAAGATTGTATTAAGATTGTTTATTAAGATTGTATTAAGATTGTATTAAGATTGTTTATTAAGAGTATTCAGAGCATGAAGATTCTTCTATTCTCAACTCCATCTCGTATTTCTTTTTCTTCTGATATATCTCTTCTTTTAAAGTATTTTATCATTATCCTTTTACATTTCATTTCTCTTTTCAATAATGATTTACCCGTATCACTTAACTTATGTACTATTAATTTCCATTGGTTTCTATTTAAAAATCTTCTGGCAGTTTTTGGTTTCATTGGTTTCGTTGGTTTCATTGGTTTCGTTGGTTTCATTGGTTTCGTTGGTTTCATTGGTTTCGTTGGTTTCATTGGTTTTCTTACACGAAGTCCTTTAATAAATGTCATTTGGTTTACTCCTTTCCTTTCTTACTTCATCTCTTCTTATTTCCATTTTAATTAATCCAGCTTCTTCTTCTTCCCATAAATACCCCGTTAAAGAATCAATAATCTTTTCGGGTTCACCCTTACATATTACAGCAAGGTCTCTTACTGTTTTTCTTATAAAGAGATGTTTCGCAGAATACGTATTATCCCTTATGTCTATTTCCATCTTTGTTTTCATTTACTTCTACTCCTTCTACTCCTTCTACTCCTTCTTGGTCATCTTTGAGATTGTCTTTTAATATTTTCAAATCTCCTAAAGAAAGCTGAGTTGAACTTAACTCTATAAGCTTTTACTGCTGGAGCCATTTTAATTCCAGTGGTATTTTATCACAAGAAGAAGCAACAGGGCAATCTAAGCAACCTTTAAAAGTATTGCACTGAGATCCTGGAGGATATAGATTCTCTAATGGTTTATTCGGAGTATGAAGATTCTTCTGCTCTATCTCCTCTATTCTTTCTTCTACCTTTTTAAATATTCCCATCATTCTTTTTTCCTTCTTTGCACCCTATTTTATACTATTTCTGATAGATCAGACACATCATTCATGAAACACCCTATTTTATACCTCACTTTTATACCTCACTTTTATACCTCACATTTATACCTCACAATAAAATCCTATTTGTAGTTATGCTATCTTCTACCTGACACAAAAACATATCGAATCTTGAACGCAACCTCCTAAGAATCTGCTCTTTTGCAATATAAAAATCATTATCGCTATATATTGCTCCGCCTAAAAACTTTGCCTCGTTCAATATCTCTGCTTCTACTTCTTCCTGTGTAATTTTAAATGATTCCATATTATCTTCTCTATTCCTTTAATGCTTCTCTTACAGTCCATATTTCTAAATTCATTCCAAAAGGCCGTATTTTAATTGTTCCACTAAAAAGATTGACTTCTATAACTTCAACCTTAATTCCACTTTTCAAAAGAATTACTAATCCAGAATCGAAAAGTTTTTGTAAGGCTTCATAATCTTTAGATATTGACAAATCTACGACTTTATCAAGCAAGTTCTCAGATATAGCAGCAGTATGGCCTCCAACCGTATATTTTATTTGACCGGCAATCGAAACACTATAAAATAAAGAAACAAAAAATACTATTAAAAAAAGAGATTTAAAATACTTCATATTACTCCTCCCATTCTAAAAACATTTCCATTGGTGGTCGTTTAAGAAAATCATTCCAATAAATACCCACATGCATATCCATATTACAAGGATATACTGCAAATTCACTGTCCAGCCATCTGACCTTACCGATAACTCTTTCCTGATTAAAAATTTCTTTAGGAAGAAGAACCCATTTATTAAGATCCTCTATATCGGTAATTGATTCTGCATTTAAGCAACTTAAACTTAAAATTCTACATTTATTCAAACTATATCTTACCGTCGATGAAAGTCCATCAGGACTTATCTCTTCAGTCTCTCCATCTTTTAATTTCTTTAATGCTTCCAAAAAAGTGTACTTCTTTTCTTCGTTCCATCTCAAAGTCATCTTCATATCCGGTTTATTAAGACACTCGCCCCAAATCGCTTTTTGCCATATAGAAAAAAAAACAGGATAGACAATGTTCTCTTCTTTTTTCCAAACAACATTCTTAATGACTCTTGACTTCCGTACTTTTTTAATATACCAATTTCCAAGATAAATAGCCGAAGATAAATAAATTTTTTGCTCATCCATAGTTTTACAAACTACCACTCCGTCTTCATTTAAAACAAAAACATTACCAAACATATCTGCCATCTCTTTGCAACTTCCGTCACTTAACCTTTTTACTGCTTCTAAGAATGTATAATCCGTTCTACTTTCCATGACGCTTTCTCCTTTTTAATATTCATTATACTGTTTATACTGTTTATACTATTTTTAGGGAATTCAGATAATTTAGGAACGGGAAATTGAGTCCAATCTTCACCTGCTCTATATGATTTTATTCTTTTACAAACAGGAACACAAATACTTTTATATATCGACTCATATTTACAACCTTTACGGGGACTCTGTCTTGTATATCTGTCATCTAACGGGCTGATTCTCGCTGCTATCGTATTTTGGCTTGAAATATTATGAGTCATACTTTATTCTTTCTCCCGTTTTTCTCTTTCTACTTCTTCTTTTAATATTTTCTTTTCTAATCTTATTCTTATTACTCTTGCCCGTTCTCTTAATAATTCAAGTTCTAATTTATCGAGCTTGGTTACTTCTATCAAATCAGAAAACGGAACTATTTCCCTGTACTTCGAAACTAAATACGCCAATGCAGTATTTTCTATTTCTAATGTTTCAACCCTCTCGGCTTCTATGATTCTATCTGCTCTTGCTAAAAACTGCATTCCTCCATATACAGTAAAAAAAGAAGAGATAATAAGAACGATAAAGCAAATAATAATTTTTCCTCTATACGAATATAATTCGTTCTTCTTTTTCATGACATTCCTAATCCTTTATAATCATAAGTACTTCAACTCCATTTACATCGAACTTTATTTCTTTATCCCATGCATAAATACGATTACATATTATATCCTTTTCGTACTTTTTATAAATCTTCTTATTATAATCCATTTCGAGCCAGCAACCTCCTTCAATATTCATCTTAAAATTACAAGCCTTTTCCATCAAATCATTTGGTATTTTTTCAATTGATTGAATTATTAGTTCTTTCTGCATCTTTAAGTCTCCTTGTTACAGCCTCATACAGCCTCAGATTAGTCTTTATCCTTAACCCCTTATAATTTCATTATACACTATTTTATAACTTATCGTAAGCCACCTCACAAATTTTACAAACTTTACAGACTTCACATATCGGCTTCACAACTCGGACATATATGCCCCTTACTTTCATCAGAAACTTCTTTCAAATCGTTGTTTACCATTAGCCAAATCATATCATTAAAAGAAATACTGGGATACCAATTTAAAGTCCTATGAGCTTTTACAGCATTACCTAATAAATTATTTACGTCTATTGGTCTATAATAACAAGGGTCAACACTAATTACTTCCTGGCCTACTTCTAAACGAGATAAAGATTTCAGAAAAGTATATCCTCCATTATTACGTTTTTTAAGTTCCACTCTATTTATTATTCCTTTTTCATTTACTCCTTCTCCTTTCCATTCTAATTCAATACCAAAAACATCAAATGCTCTTTCACAAAACTCTCTAATAGAATGCTGTTCGCCTGTTGCGATTACAAAATCTTCTGGCTTATCTTGCTGAAGCATTAACCACATTGCACGAACATAATCCTTTGCATATCCCCAATCCCTTTTAGAATTAAGATTTCCGAGATATAATTTATCCTGCAACCCAAGAGTAATTCTTGCTGCCGCTTTCGTAATTTTTCTTGTAACAAAAGTTTCGCCTCTTCTTTCGGATTCATGGTTAAATAAAATACCATTACAGGCAAACATACCATACGCCTTCCTATACATATCTACACACCAATAAGCGTATAGCTTTGCGATAGCATAAGGAGAACAAGGTTTAAAAGAAGTACTTTCATCTTGAGGGACTTCCATTGTATCCCCAAATAATTCCGAAGTTGAAGCTTGATAGAATTTAGTTTTCTTTTCTAATCCTAAAATCCTAATTGCTTCGAGCAATCTTAATGCACCAAGAGCATTTACGTCTACTGTATATTCAGGGACACTAAAAGCAACCTTAACATGACTTTGTGCCGCCAGATTATAAATTTCATCTGGTTGTACTTCCTGAATAATACGAATTAAATTACTGGAATCTGTTAGGTCTCCATAATAAAAAGTAATGTTTGCGCTTACATCGTGTGGATCTTGATATAAATGGTCTATTCTTTTTGTATTAAAAAGTGAAGCCCTTCTCTTTATTCCATAAACTTTATATCCTTTTTCGATAAGGAGCTCTGTTAAGTAACTTCCGTCTTGTCCTGTCATATGCCCGTGATTAGAGCTTTCTTCATTGTCTTTTTTATCACGGTAGCACCACCTCCTTCATATAATATTTTTCCAAATCGTCCATTATCAGTTCTATGTTCTTCCATGTGACACTTTCTACACAAAGTCCAAATCCTCCCTTCCCAATCTAAACGATCATCCTCGTTCATTGATGGATCATGATGAATTTCAAGTTTTATTTTACTATTGCATTTTTCACAATATGTTTTTCTTTTATTTTTCTACTTACTGCCCCTCTGTTTCATTAAGCTCATCTTCAGGTGTCCAATTGCCATTCGTCTTCTTCATCTTCTCTTCCCCTTCCTTGTTGGTTCTTTTTTCTTTATATTGATCCTCTCTTTGCTCAATATACAAGAATTTTTTAATTCATAACTACTCATATCAGAATCAATAACTTCATTACTAAAAACATGGGCAAAATAACATCTGTCTATTACTGTTAATTCTAATATACAATCGTCTTTTAAATATATAGAAATATCTATATCGGGGACATTAATTTCTTCTTTTTTAATATAATCCAAAATCTCTTTTAGCACTCTTAATTTATTCATTTCGCTTCCTTCTTCCTTAATTATATTCTAATCATAATTTTTTATATCCATGAACAGGGCAGAACCATACATCTCTAATTTCAATAAAACTAACTCTCTTATTATATTCTTTTTCACAATTACATTTAGAAACAAAAGGAATAGAAGCAACTAACTGCCGATAATTTATCTCTTCCTCTAATTTCCTAATACGCTTTTTATAAAGTTCTGTTCTTTTATCAACCTCTCTTTGCAAATCATCATGTAAAGACCATTTACCATTACCGCATACCACTTCCTGAACAAATTGCCTACTCGTATCAGGAATAACCCCTATCGCCATATTGTATCTATTCATTTTCTTTTCCTCCAACTACACTAATATCAGGCAACGGAAAAATAAACTTCATTCCGGCTTTCAAAAACTTTTCTTCCTTCTTAAGAATATTATCTTTAAAATGCCACGGAAGTACAAATAAATAATCGATATTTCCAAAACCGCTTTCGGCCTCCTTCTGAGACACAATAGGAATTTTAGTTCCTGGAGTAAAGCATCCAAACTTATCCTCATTTATTTCTACAATACAAGGAATATCTCTTTCATTAAAATTACACAACTGCAACAAGACATTGCCCTTCGTTGATGCCCCGTACCCTACAACTACTTTTCTTTCTCTATTTAACCTTTCAATAAACTCGATTAATCTACTCGTATGTTTAAATATATTCTTACGAAATTTCTTATACGGAGCCAGACTTAGAAATCCTTTCTGCTGTTCCTCCTTTAATATAGTATTAATAAAGAACTCATTGCTCAATCCCTTAACCCCACCACCTTTCTTAGCCAGTATTACTAAAAAACTGCCTCCGTTTGTAGAGTTAAATTCAACATTTACTATCTTAAAACCGACTCTATCGGCCATCCACCTTATTTGATAAAGCCCATAATATTCTAAATGCTCGTGACAGACCGTATCATAAGCATTCTGTTTTATCATCTCTGGCATATAACTTTGCTCCAGAACCCAAATCCCTTTATCATCTAATATATCGTAAACATCTTGCATAAATTCTAATGGTTTTGGTAAATCATAAAACATAGCAATAGACGTAACTACCTTTGCCTTTACACTTCTATAATGACTTCTAAAAATCTCTTTACTAAAAAAGTCACCAAACAAGTCTACATTTGCAGGATAATACTTACTGAACTTTGCTGCTGTTGGGTCAAAAGCTACTAAATTATAATCTCCAAAATAATTTCTCAATAGAGTTCCGTCATTACTTCCAATATCAATAATCAAATCATCTGGCTGTAACGAAACCGTATTAGTAACTATTCTAACTATGGCTTGTAAATGAGCTACCATAGAGGGATTCAAGCCAGAACGATATCCATAATTATTTCCATACATCTTCTCCATATTCATAGAATGCTTTAACTGCAGAAGATGACAACAATTATCTCCATGACATTTAACGAGTTCTAATGGAGCAACATCTACTTCTTCATTTTTAGTTTTTGGAAAAATTCCTGTTAAAGCTAATTCACCAAGATTAACTACAGGAGAAAGATTTTTATTTCCACATACTCTACATTCTTTTATTTCTTTGTATGGCATTTGTTTATTCCTCTTTGTTTTTTAATTTTAATATCATTAAGGGATCGTCATTCCATAACAACCTATATATTTGATTTACCCATCTTCCAAATTCATAACAAATAACTTCTTCACTATCTTTTTCTTGCCACAGAACATCATTTGCAGTTGGATTAATTGTTCGTAAACGGTGTATAAGAGCATGGCATAATTCATGAGCAACAATTTCCGTTGTCCATTTACCCGATATAAAATGAACTTCTCCAAGTTTAGGGGGTACTCTTTTTTCTTCTATCCCTTCTTTACTTATTTTGTAAGACCAAGAAGTAAGATTTACACATCCTGCTGATTGCCCCTTAATATTATCAAACGTATTTGCATCAAACGAGTCTTGCGAATCCCACAAGAACACATGAAAGTAATGGCTCTTTCCGGCCTTTATTCTATATTTTGCAATTAACTTAGATTCGTCTTTGATTCGTTTTGTTGGCATTTGCTTCATTTACCTTTTACGTTTTTGATATTTATTTCCCTACCGTCTTCAAGGTCAATTCTTGCCGGAATCTTCCCATGTCCACAACAAGAAGCTACAGTTGCAATATTTGCAGCATTCAAAGCAGCTACAATATCAGCAATACAAAAATCAATTCCTTGTACTCGTCCTTTAATCGGCATTGGTATTTGGCATTCATAAGTTCCCATTCCGCAGCATTTATTTGGCTTTTTCATTGTTCTCCTTTTGAGAATTCAATACGCGGTTTCCCACAAGCAATACATATATTATGCTCTGGAACTGGATCCCATTCATCCTCAGAACAAACGCATCTGCTTCCAGAGTCATTATTTAGATTATCTTTCTCTTGCTGAAAATTAGATACGAGCAATGCTTTCAAAACCAAGTCATTTGTTTCGTCAGCCGTAACCCATTTTTGATTTTTATCATAAGCATAAAAAAGATTAGTATCTATATTAAAAAATATAGCGCCATAACGAACAACTGGAATTAAATTCTTAATTATTTCTTCTTGTTCTTCTCGTTCTTCCATTTTATATTCTCCTTACCAATCTGATTGTGCCGATTTCATACTTGATTCTATTGTTATTTCTCCATCTCCTATTCCATATCTTAAAACTCTTGTACTCGCAATACAAGCATAATTAAATGAATGCCTAAAATGGTCTGCACCAAGTCTTACATAAATATATCTTTTGCTTCCTTTTACTTCATCTTCTACTAATTTCTTTGCGACATTATGACAGTGCTTTATGAACTCCTCTACCTCTGGAATACCAGAAGCAGGAAGAATAACTTCTGCTGTATCAATAACAATATGACTTTCATCCATAGATTCAGTTCTATTTTCTTGCACAATATACTCTTCCTCGTTCCAAGAAAAATCTCCCTTCCTATCTACATAATAATTCATAAAAACTTTTTTAGGAAATCGTTTTGCAAAAGCTCTGGCATTACGGGTCTCTGGAAGAGCATCAACTACACAGCATGCTACGGCAAATGATCTCATAAGATTATCCAATTCTTCCCAGTCTTTCAATATTCCTAAATACAATACCGTTGGTTTTCCAAATCTTAAAGAAGTAATTACTACATGCAAATCCGATCCTTGATCAACTCCCATAACGCAAGGACCAGAATCATGAGCTTGTAATTGAAAATTACCACAGCATTTTCTTATCGTTTCTACTGTTAATCTTGCAGTCGCAGATACCCATGGATGCCCGATCTTACTATTCCAAAACTCCTGTGGATTCGGCTGTCCAGTAACTGGTTTTCTTGTTCGTAAAACATGGATTTCATATTGTTCTAATATATTCACAGGAGCAACATACATACTGTTTAATTGACTAATCCACCATCCTGAAGATAATCCTTTTGTGGTTACTTTTTTCACCCACTCGCAATTATTATCATACCCTACTTTAGGAAGTTCAGCCCCACATTTCTTACATGCTCTTATTACTTTTCCAAGTTTCTTTGAATAATATAAAATTTTTTGTTCTTCCCCATCTGCCGCAACAAACTCTTCTTCGAGACAAGTCCATGTATTACATTTATCACATCTAATAAAAAAATGTTTTTGATCACTGGATTGATAAACAAGATTGATTCCAAAGTCAGGTAATGTAGGTGTTGACAAATATCTTTGGTGTTTATATTTGCTATGGCTCGCTCTCTCTAATGCCAATTCAGGAGAAGTAAATAATTTCATCTCTCTTCCAGTAACAGAAATATGCTCGTCGTATTCATCAAAAACTATTAAATCTACCGGAATAGTTTTCAAGCCACCCCTTGTTTTCATTCCTCTAAAATAAAAATTTCCCCTTCCAATCGACTTGATGTTTGCCGCATCAGTATCTCTAACCCATTCTTGTAAAAATGGATTCTCATTCATTAATCTTGCAAACTTACTTTTACTAAAATCTGTTACGTCTGTTTTGGTAGGAAATAAATATAGTACTCCATTAGGATATAGGTACTTGCACTTATGAAGACTTTCCAATATGACTCTTGTACTGAATCCCATCTGGGCTGCCTTCTGATAAACTTCAATTATATTATCAGAATTGTAAACATCTATTAAATATTCATGACCCTTAAAAGAAAACTGGCTTCCATCTAATACGACTGGTGTAGCCAAACACCAGTATGATAAATTTCTCTTTAAAGCAATAGCTTCTTGTTTTTCTTTTGAAGGATAATTAGAAGGACGACCAAGCTTGACAGATTTACCAAAGATATCTTTAACTCTTTTCTCTGGTTTCATTTCTCTTTTCTTTCTTTTCTTTCTTCTTTTAATCGCCATTCTTTACCCTCTTAATTTTCTTGTCCTTCTTAATTTTCTTGTCCTTCTTAATTTTCTTGTCCTTCTTATACTCTATTCTCTTCTTTGCCTTCTTTTTATTTAAAAAACGATTCTTAATCATCTTCTTTGTATTTGAAATAACTATTTCTTGATATGCTTCTCGTATATCATCTGTATTTTCATCTGGTGTTATATCTACATTGGTATTTGAAAATACACCAGCTACTTTTTTAGGAGCTTCGCTAAATACTCCCAACCTCTGACCCATAGTAACAAATCCATCATCTAAAAGATTCATCTCCTGAATTACTTTTAATTTCATCTCTGGAGTTTTGGTTGTTTTTAATATAGCTTCAAGCTGATCATATCTTCTCTGCTTTTTAATCTGGTATTGCAACAAAGTAAATTCCTTATTGGTATCGAATCTGTCCCTTGCAATATACTTTAACCGAGTTTCATATACAGAAGAAGACATTTGTAATTCCTGTCTTATCTGAGAATCGTCCCAGCTCTTAGCCCATAGAGCTTTTATCTGCTCGCATTCTTTTTTTATTTTCTGGTACTTTGGTCGTGGCATATATATTCTCCTTCTCCATCTTCTTCGTCTTCCCAAATATAAACTTTCTGTCCATTCTTGACATCATCGTATCCAGAAAGAAAGCCCTTTTTGATTTTTTTATTCTTCATTGGAATACCAGCCTTTTTTAATTTGTCAGCAACCATAGTAATCCCCGTAAATCCCTTATCATTTATACACTCACATAAATCTACCTTTACTTTTATCATTCTTTACCCTCTTATCTTTTCTTTATAATTTTTGTTCCCGACATTAATTCTTTAACATCTTCTATACCGTCACCAAATATTTGTTTTAATTCTTCTGCTTCTTGTTTTGATAGTGGATATTTTTCTTCTGCGGTATCTCCTAAAAATCCATGCCTTTCTAGATGATTTAAAATAAAAGCTCTTTCATAAGTCAATTCCTTGGTTTGAAAAGTCTTTATCTTTCTAACAAATTCCAAGATTCTATCTAACTTATCTAAATCTCCTGCCTTTAAAAGTTCAACACTAATTTGCATCAACAAATTATTTAATGTTCCTAAATCAACAGGAACGACAGGAAGTACGGATTCTTTTTTTATTCTTCTTTTAATTTTTTTGATTCTTTTGATTCTTTTAATTTTTTTAATCATTAGATTGTGTCTTCCTTCTTATACTTGGCCTGTTCAATTTTATCTTCAATCTCTTCATCTCCAATCTAAGAGCTTCTCTGGATATTCCTAATTTATCAGCAAAGATTTCTATACTATAAAACTTTTTATAACCACCGCTCAACATTGCCTTTACCTGCACAAACTCCGTATCAAAAACACTATTATAAAAATCAACAATTTCAAACCAATCTATTTTCCTCATATCTACAGCCTTCTTTTTATTTTTCTATGCTTTCTTGTTCCCAACAACCCATCAATAAACAATACGGCATCTTTACCATATTTTAAAACAATATATTCCCGCATAGAACCATGCTCTTCTTCTATATACCCTTGTTTATGTAACCAACCATCAAATTTGATAATATCAAGATCGAATTTTTGAGTAACCATCGTTATCAATGGTTCCAAAAACAACTTGCTATCAACATCAAAATAAGTTTTAAACCCATTATGGGCTTGTATTATTGAATCTTGCATACTCATATTAAAAGGCTCCTTTCTAATTCAAACCAATCTATTTTCCTCATTCTATTTTTCCTCTATTCATAATACTCATAATACTCATAATACTCATAAACACTAACAACACTAATAATACTAACTATCTACGGTTAGGACTATTAGCAACTACAAAGCCCTAAGCCATGAGCATAAAACTTCTCCAGAGGAGCAAAACCAAAACCATAACCATCATAAATAAAAATAGGTCTTTCTATTACACCATACCCTATTCTATATTTAACATCATGCATTTTCTTTTTTCCAAACAATACCTTTTTCCACCACCAACTCAACTCCGGATTCTTTTCTGCCCTCTTAATGAAAGGGCACTTGCATTGTATAAGTCTATTGATTGCTTCTTGGTTTTTTATCTCTCGTGTCTTTCTATTCTTTACGATTCTAAGAGCATAACATCTTGCAAATTGTCTTCCCGTTTCATCTGAAGCCCGTTCATTTTTAAAGTCCTCTTCGGACAATACGGCAATTCCTCTTCCAACCACCCCTGAATCTGTCAAGACACAACAAACAGTTACAATCGTATTTCCTTCCTTATCATAATAATAATCAAATCCTTCTTTTACAATTACGGTTTTCTTTTTTGCTTTCTTTTTAATTGCTTTCCCAATAGTCATCATTCTTTCTCCTTTCTAATATTCTAATATTTTATATCATCAAAAATTATAGGGACTTTTGTTTTAAGAGCAGTTGGTAATACTCCACGAGCAATTTGTGGCGATAGTCCATTTCTTATCTCTTGATTATATACAGCTTGTACTGCCTCAAAAAGTATTTCCCTTCTTAATCTTTGCACATTTGTTAAGCACCCAGGAAATATAATTTGAATTCCGCCTTTAGAATAATTGCAATACCTTGTACTTTCCTGACTATAAGCCGCAAGCCTATGTCTTACAATTTCATGACTTACTCCTCTATCACAAATAAATCTTACCGTAATACTGGCATGTTCAATCACAGAATGATGTCCTCGTTTTGTAATCATCTTTACAAATTTTTCCGCACTTCCTTCTGTAATTTTTTCTTCGCTCTTATAACAAGTTCTCCCTGCCTTCTCGATAAGTTCTAACAAATCTGGCTGAATAAATAAAATTTCATGGCTTGGTTTTACCTCTTCCATTTTCTTTCCTCCTCCTTTCTCTCTCCTTTCTTATTAATGAATTTTGGTAGTTCCACTATCAAAGATTCTTCTGCCATATCTTTTCCTGCCTTATCTGAACTACCAATTCTAAAGGGTCTATCGTCATAAGATTTATTTTGAATATACGTAAGCAACATCATACAGTTTGCAATAACATGACAAAGTGGATGTTCGCCTGATTCCTCATCTCTATCTTCTTTAAGATAAAACCACCTAACTAAATGCCGTAAGGTTGCCGCAAAAAGCTTGGCGAATCTAATTCCAGGTAGCCAAGTCCTTGTTCCATGGTACTTTACCCTTCCCTTTTCAAATACTCTTATTACCCCATCCATTACTTCTAACGGAACTAAAGACCAATCCAATTTTCCTTTGTATTCTTTATTTCCTTCTCTCATATACTTCTACCTCCTGCTTCTATTTTTATTCATCCTTATTTGAAGTTAACTCTACGAAGATTCTACACCAATTCTATACCGCATTGTCTGTATTGCTCCGAGAGACCTTCCGATAAGCCTGGATATTACTCGATCTGGCAACCTATCGGCATTATCAACTACAAAATCAATATCTTCAACCGTCCATCTTTGATTTTTATTCGGGACGTCTTGAAACTTTCGATAGTACCTGTTCTTTGTAGCCAACCACTTCTCGGGGTTCTTCTTTCGCCATCTTTTATTTCTTTCGTATCCAGAAGTCATTATCGCCTCTTTATTTTTATCTTTTCTTATAACCATGAACGGGACAATACCAAGTAGGCAAACAAGATTAATATCATTAAAATGCGCATCAATATATTCTATGCAATTACATCTTACCTTCCACCTTTTTGAATCTTATACCCTGCTCGGTTATTATTATTTCAACATCTACTCCTTTTTGCACCTCGATTTTGATATACTCAATTAATACCCGAACCGAAATACTTTTAAACGCATGATTCGTTCTATCTAAAAAAACAGGCACAACTAATTCATCTTCTTCTGGCAATCCCTCGTAAATGGGCAAATCAGTTATTTTTTTATAATTAGTCATTTTGCCTCCTTTTATACCCATGAACAGGGCATACCCAGCAGTCTGTATTAGCACAATTATTATAGATAGCTTTTATTTTTTCTTCGCAATTACATTTAATAATAGGTAACCGCCGAAAGCCCAATTTCCACTCTAATTCTCTAATACGATTCTCGTAAATTCCCGATAATCTTCCCTTCGACTCAATTAATTCTTTTTGCGTATCACTATACAAACACCATTTACCATCAATATCTTCAACAACACTTCCGGCTACAAAAACATATCTTTTCGTCTATTTCTCCTCTTTATCTTCTTCTTATTTTTCTCCCCCTTCTTTACAGAATAATATTTTAAATTTATTATTTCCAAAATCTTTTCTAATTCTTTTGTCAACCGAGTCTTCCCAGATTTCTTTTCCTTTAATGCCAATTCCAATCTCAAAACGGCTTTTGGCAATTTTCTTCTATTCGGATATATTTGAAAATAAAACTTTTTAATTTTATTATACTCTCTCTTTCCTATCTTCCTTGGTTTCGGCCTTTCACTTGGATGAATATACTCAGGCTTCATAGGCGGATTTACAAGATAATTGGCCAAGTTTCTTACTGCATCTTCTAATGATATTCCCTGCTTATGTAATCCGTATCTCTTAAAGGCATTAGCAACCTTGCCTTCCCAACTATTAGCTTGAAACTGCAAGACCCCTCTCAATAAGCCTTTGCCTTCTTCTCCCAACTTCTCTTTTCTACTTTTATGTTTATGATCAAAAACAGCCTCGCTATAAGGAATCTTCCGTTTTAATATAGGACAGATTCTTCTTTGCTTAAAGTACTGTTTCTTTCGAAGAGCCTTAAATTCTTTTGGGGTTATTTCTTTTAATTTATTTAATTTATTCATCTTAAATAATACGCTCCATTACAATCATGTCCGTGTACTTTCTTTAATGCTACATTTAGTTTCGTAATTAATTTTAAAGCAACCCCATAATCATATCTTTCATCTGAATATGCTGGAGGCTTTTCTTTTTCTCTCCCCCTTCCTTTATAAACTATATCTCTAATAGTCTGAAGTTCACCTTTTGCAATATCTATTTTCATTTTTAATTTATCCTCTTTAATCTTCTCGTTACGATAGATTCAACTCCATTATGTTCTACTCCATATACTTTATCACAATATTTTGTAATCTGTTTATCATGAGTTACAAGAATAACTTGTAAATTAAATTTCTTGCTAATGTACTTTAACATCTTTCCAGCTCTTGGAACAAGGTCTCCAAGAAAACGAAACGGTTCATCAAGAAAGAGTACATTCCTGGACTTTGGGTCTTCCATATACCATAGAACTATTCTAAACCCAAAAGCAATAACATCTAAAATTCCACCACCCAAATCATCATCATTTGGTTTAAGTTCTTCTCCGTTCTCTTTAACAATAGGCATCATTTCTATATTGTTTCTCTTATTTAAAAAATGCAATTCGAATGAAAGCGGACGACTATATACAGATTGAATTGCATAGGTAATTAAACTTTCTATTCTTTTTTTAAATTGTCTTTGTATAACATTACTAATTTCTAATAAGACTTCTCGAGCATCTACATGAGATTTTATCTTGGATTGTACTTCTTCTAACTCCTTTTTCTTTCCCTCTTTTAATTTTAATGTCAAAGACTTTGAAACTAAAAGATTTTCATATCTTTCTCTAACCCTTCTCATGATTCAGTTCCGTTAAACCTATATAAAGCTTTTTCGGCTTTCAGATAAAGTCCACTTTCTTCTTCCTTTAATTTCTCAATTTGCATTCTTAATTCTTTTAGATGTCCGTTTACTTTTTTGGGAGAAGAAATACTATACTCTTTCTTTAATTTATAAATAAGCCTTTCCAAATCAGACTCTCTAACTGCAAGGTCATGGTCAATTTGAATTAAACTATCTTTTATTCTTTCAAGCGATTTCACGATTTGTTATCTCCATTAATAAATTTTTAGTTTCTTTACTCGTCTTTCTTTTTTTCATAACTTTCCAAATTAATTGACGCACCGTCATTACTGGCTTGTTCTGCTTCTTCATCATAAGATTTGAAAAACGAACAAGAGATTCTTCAGATAAAGAAATATCTTCTCTTCTTTTAATTTTAATATGAGTACGAGAAAGAACTTCACTCGAATTTTTATGGGGGATTTCAATTTTTTTTAAAGAATGATGATTAGAATCATAAATAAAAAAACAAGGATGGTGAGACATATTATACCGTGAACTGACAAGTCTTAACATTGGTCCGGTATTGACTACGATCGTATCTCTTTTTTTCTGATTATTATAAATGGATTGTATATGAATGTCTCCAACCAAAACCAAATCCCAACCTTTATTTTTTCTTAAGAAATATCTAACTCCTGTAAAGGAATGACCTGTATACGCTGCCTTGTTAGAAATGGATGCATGGATAACAAGAATATTTATTTTTCCTGGAGTGGGCGAAGGAATCTTAGAATCCCAACTGCAACCGTATAGGCAAATATTTCCTATGGATCCTATGGATACAGGAAACTTATTTAATATTTTAATCAGGCCAAGTCGATTTAATACCCCCATTGTAGTTGGCGTATCTAACTGGTTAGCCCGCATTAATAAATCATGTTGCCCGAATATAGAATATAGATTTATTCCATATTTTTTTAATAACTCGATCATCATATACAGAATATGCCAATCTCTCGAATTATCAAAAAAGTCCCCTGCTTGTAAAATTGGGCAGTTATGTTTTTTGGCGTACTCTAAAACGAATAAGAACTTCTCTTTAAAGGTATCAATAATACGGTCTTCCCGCCCAACAGGATTACGGCTAATAGCATGAATATCAGAAAGAAGTAATAGTTTCATAATTCCTCAGCTTTTACCTTTCTTTAGAAATTTCTTTTTTAATTTTTCTAATACAATCAGAATTAATTTTACCAAAACAAACAGGACATTTCTTTTTTCTTTTGATTACTAAAATATATTCTTCTACATGCTCTTTTCTGAAGGTATTTAATTTAGCTATATCCCTTTGGACTTTTTTAATGTCTAAGATAAGGTTTTCTTGATACTCAGCAAGCCTCAGGTCTTCCTGACAGGCCTCTAACTGTTTTAATAAGCCTTTGCCCTTAAAATACCTTTCCCTATCCTTCACAGCCCGATAAGAAATTTGAATTTGTTCTTGTAAGGCTTCTACTTCTTCATATTCTGCTTGTGCTTCTTTTCTATTAGAATGAACTAATTCTAATTTTGATATTGTCCTGCCAATACGTTTCATTCCCTTAAAAGATTTTATCTGATTATCAATTATTTCTATATCGGCCTTAAGAATACCTTCCCTTGTTTTCAAGTTCGATAATGTTTTCTTTATTGTTTGAATCCAAGAATTAATTTTATCTGTTTGTGTAATTTTACTAATTGCTCTTGCAATCTGTCCACCAGAAGAAGCGGCCAGGAAATGAGAATCTAATTGCTTTTGAAAATTAATTTCTCCTATGTTTAATTCGTTCTTTACAAGGTCAGGTACTTTCTGATTTAATTTTCCAAACCTTTTAATTCTCTTTCCTGGAACTTCTAATTTATAAACAGCATCTTTCGCTGTTTTAGTTAATGTTACTTTAGAATCTTTATCTGTAGTAATGCAACCACTCGTCCTTTTATCTTTCTTAGCAAAATGAGAATGAAAACGAAAACCTCCAGGGCGATTAGAAACGATCCATTGTATCACCCTTAAAATAGGGGTCTTCCCATTTAAGCTCTCTCCAATAATCCCCGTAATTCCAGGAACGAAATTAATTTTTGTATCCCTATGAGATTGATAATTTTTAATTTCTAAGGACTTTAACATTTATTTGCCTTTCTTTTTGGCTACTTTCTTTTTGGCTACTTTCTTTGTTACTTTTTTCTTCTTTGTTACTTTCTCTCCTTTCTCTCCTTTCTCTGCCATCTTTGCCTTTTTATTTTTCTTTTTCTTTTCAAGAATATCTCCACGAATTAATTTTGCTTCTTTGATAATCCCCTGCAAACCTACCCTGACTCTTACTCCTGGCTTTATAGTCCCCTTATCGAATTTTCTGGAATCATACAAAAGTTCATCGATAGACTCTCGAAGACCGATAAGTAAAACTTCAATTTCTTTACTTCTCTTCTTTACTTTCGAATTGGCCTCTTTCTCTACCTCTACTTCTTCTACCTTTTTCTTTTTTGCCATTTCTTTCTCCTTCTGTTTTCTGTTAATAGTTTACTTTCTGTTACTTTCTGTTACCTTCTGTTACTTTCTGTTAATAGTTAATAATTAATCTTTACCAGAATCAACTTTAGCCTTAAATAAAGACAAGGCGGCTATTCCCGCCGCAGCACCAATAATGCAATCAACTATACGGTCAACTCTGTTAACAGAAATATCCTTAGGATTATTTGGAATGTTTAATGCTCTCGCAAATAGATTATTTAACAAATCCTTTGCTTCTTACCTTTCTTCTTCTACTTCTTCTTTTAACTTTAATGCTGCCATTACTGCCTGTTCTGCTGTTATTGCCATTTCTTATTTCTCCTTTTTAGCTATATTCACACTCATAATGATTATTTTCCTTCCTTTGAGCAATCCCTTTATCTTTTATCCTCGACAAGATTAAAACAAGCAAGACAAGCCATTATATTTTTGCCTCCTCTTATTTCATATTCGTCAAAATGAGGGCACCAATCACCGCAGGTATTAGTCCCACAAATATGATTGCGGAAAACTGCTGAGCCTAATTTTTTTACTAACAAAGTGCCACCTTTAGATATTTTAGCATCTAACATATTTAATCCATCTCGTACGATCCCTTTATTTTGATAATAACTTTTGTTCTGTTTTATTGACTATTTCTTGGAAGAATATTTGTAGAAATTCAAGTTCTTCCCGTGTAAACTGGCTATTCTTCAATTCATTTAAAATGGCTAAACAGTTCTTTTCTATTATATCTATTTTCATACTGCCTCCTTAAATATTAATTATCTTAAAAAAGCCTTCTCCCATTTAATAAAGTTATCATTATCTAAAAAACTTTTAAAATGATGCTGGTCAAATACTCTTAAGAACTTTTGTCTTGTAAATCGATTTCTTCTTAAGACCATTCTTTTTATTTCATTATCAAAAGGCAACGACACTAATTTTAAATTCCTTTTAATAATCTCTTGCCCCTCCTTGCTCTCTATCTTATCATAAATTTTACCCTTAACAAGTTTGCCTATAATATATTTCAGCGCCTTAGATGCCGCCTTCTTGGGATCGCTTGCACCTCTTATTCCTACTACCCCATCACCATCACAACCACCAATTGCTTTTGCCATAGCCCATTGGTTAGGCAGAACACCAAAATCGATTAATAAATTTCTCTTCGTAAAGAACTTCTTCTTTTGTGGATTCCATATATCACAGTAATCTAATTCCTGATACATATCTGCATCCGTAGTAACCATAACAACTCGAGCCTTTACTTTTCTTTCATTTAATCTTAAAACCCACCACGCCAGAATATCGTCGCCCTCATACCCAGAACAAATAAAGTTATTTTTAAAACCAAGCTCTGGTAAAACATAATTCATTAATCCTTCTCTTTGACGAATCAAAGATTGATGAGCTTCCCGTTCTTCTATCGTTTTTTCTTTTCTATTCTTTATTCTTTTTGATTTATACTTTGCATAAATCTTTTCTCGATTGCTACCTTTAGAATCCCAACAAAAAATAAATTTATTAGTCTTGAATTTATTAGAGAGAGATAAGATTTTTTGCAATACTCCATAAGTTACCCCAGTATTCTTACCATTATAAGACAAATGCCCCATAGCATTAAGAGCCATATAACAAAGAACACTTCCATCTATTAAAAGTATAGGAGAATTTTCTGTCTTAGTATCTTTAGTATCTCGACTTTCTTGATGAGACTTCGTCTTCGAAAACAGACTCAATATATTCCCATTTCTTGCTTGCTTTTTTAATAAGCTCATCTTCTAAATTATTTCCTTCTATATATTTTACAAAAGATTCTCTCGTCTTAAACTTCTCTCCATTAAACTTAATTTTTTTCTTTCCCCATAAGTAATCTATCATGGACTGTAAATCATCAAGACCATAATCATAAAGAATATTAAAATTACTTTCTCTAAATGGCTTTGCTACCTTACTTCTTTCTACTTTAATATGACTCTGAATGCCATAAACTTTTTTCTCCCCCTGTCTTGTTTTTGCAAGCTTCTGTATTTCCCTAATCCACGCAACTTGATGCGTATAAAAATCTAAACTTTTCCCCCCTGCCCTGTAAGTCTTCTTTCCAAAAGTAACGCCAATCTTTGTTCTAATCTGAGACAAGATCATAAGAGTCGCATCTTTTTTATTTGTTTCTGCCAAACTGCAAACATACGCAAAAAAAGCAGAGCCGTACTTTTGCTTCTCGAGATTATAACTCCCCTCTATTTCTCCCCCCGTATCAACACTCTTTTTAAATCTTTCAGTATCAGCATAAGAACGTAAAGCATCCCAAGAATCAATAATGAAAAGTAAAAAATAACCTTTCTTTAATTCATTCATCCTCGATATATAATCCCTTCCCATAGATTCTATATTTTTAGGAGTAACCCATTCAACAGAATTGACAAAATCTTTTCCATACATTTTCTTAATTGGGAAATCCATGACCCCTTCTGCATTACAATAAACTATCTTTACCTCTTTAACTTTTGGAAAGATTTTTGACTTTACTTTTTTGATGTTTTTATAACACCAAAAGGCAAGTTCCAATGCGAGCAATGTTTTACCACTACTCCCATCACCAACAAGGTTTAAAACTCTTGCTCTTGCCCAACCGCCATCTTTACCCTCCCCGCTCAAGGCGAGATTCAATGTAGTACTTCCACTTCCCAAGAACTCTACTGTGGGAATTTCATTTCTTTTTCCCACAGACCTCTTAGCATCAGCAACACATTCTGATACCGTTCCGCCTCTACGTTTAAGACTTCTTTTTTTCACAGCTTCACCTTGTTAAAAGTTATTAAAATGGGATGTCGCTTTCCTTTTCAAACTTATCTTCAAGAGCTTCGACAATTTTTTCTTTCACCTCTTCTTCTTCATCTTTTCTTTTAACCTTTACATCCAAATCATTTTCTTCGATAAACTCTTTTAATTCATCCATATCTTCAAGGTCTTCTACCTCGTCTAATAAATCTTCCAATTCATCTTCATTTTCATTTCCTGAAACTTCTTCCTTCTCATCATCATCTTTATCGTCTTTGTGACTTCTCTTTTTTCCTTCTTCTTCTTTATCCTTACCGCCCCAGTACGCCTCGGAGATTTCATCATAATCTGCCTTGATAACTTCATCATCTAAAGTAAAGGCAGCATCAAGGATTTCGTCATCTACTTCATAATCTCTTTCATCAAAACTATGCCCAACATATTTTGGATAATCGTTTTTACTTTTCGCTGGTTCAACACTAAAGGAAATAGACCTTCCATCAACAGGATCGGCAAAATTAATTAATTTCTCTTTTCCTCCACGCCTTGAAGGTTTCTTGCTGATAGCAAGAACAAGCTTTTCAAAGTAATGATAAGATACGTCCCAAATCTGTACTCCTTTTTTCTCTTCCCCTTTATCATAACAAATTACATTGTAAAGGTTTCTTCTTTTTGGGAATAACTTTTTCCAAATATCGTCACTAACTCCCTTCTCCCTCAGCCTCTGCCTTTCCTCACAAATTGGGCAAGGTTTATTATACATTTCTGCAGGACACAAATACATTCCTTCATTTGGACCAACTCTTGTATGCGCCCAGTATTCAAAGGTATAAGTCGGATCTCCTTTTTTAACAAACGGATCGCTCTTTCCTGCCAAATACGGGACAACATCAACAATATGGGAACCATCTTTTGGACGCCACATAGATACATCAGGATTTTCTTTTAAAATATTTTTTGATTTTCCCTGGCTTCTCTCTTGCCCTGCCTGAACTCTTGCCTGTAATCTTTCACTTTGTATTCTTCTTTTCTCTCTGCTTTTTGTTCTTGAATTTTTCTTGCCATTCTTGCCCTTTCTGTCTCTGCTCATTAGTACCCTCCTCCTTTTTTGTGTTTTTTATGTTTTTACTAAAGACCTGCATAAAACTTTTGGCAACTGCCAATCCCGCTAATCGGAAAAAAATATAGCAGAATAAGAAAGCAATCACAACTATCAATACATTTCTAAATACCTCTGCCATTACTTTCTCCTTTTAAGATTCCTACAAATAGTCCGTTTCGTATCTCCTCTTTCCGATTCTTTATTTTCTTTATACCCTTTCGAGGTTTTTGGTTCTGAAAAATGTAAACGTAAATCTAACTGAACCAATCCTTCAAGCGATTTCTTTCTACTACTAAAAGACTTCTCCATTTTCTCAAGAACCCTTTCCTCCATTACAGCCTCTAAATAATTAGCATTATATTCCTTTACTCTTTCATGAAGCATTACTGCATTCCTTATCATAGCCTCGGTAATCTTTCCTTTTTCGTTAATCCCGTGCTTCTTCGGGTCTTTACGAATTTCATCTTCTGCTTCTGCTCTAACAATATCTAAATCTTTTTTGGCGGCATCTTTATCCCCTGCGGCCTGAACAGCCTTCAAAGCCCAATCGAAATACCTCTGTGGTTGCTTAACAAGCTCTTCATCAAGATTATATTTATCAATAAACAATTCATTCCTGTATTTACTGTATTTTCCCATTGTTCTACTCCTGTTCTACTCCTTGTAGAGTTAACTTCAAATAAGCCCGTATATTTATATTATATCACGCTTTAGCTTTTCCTTGGTACAAAAATCTTCAACAATCTGAAAAAAGAATTTAGTCCTTTTTTGAAGTACTTTTTATTCTCTGAATTGTAAAGAACTGCCGACGGGTGTAAACACCAAACGACCCACGCACCATACTCCTCGTTCCATATAACTTTTCCACTTAAATTCATAATTCCTGTTTTCTGTTGAGTAAAAAATTGTAGAGAAGTATTACCAAACGCTAAGATAACCACTGGCCGTACTTCTACAAGCTCTCGTTTTAAAAAAGTACTGCATTTTTTTATTTGTGAAGTAATTGGTTTTCTGGTTTTAGAAGGAAAACACTTACAAATATTTGTAATATGAAATAAGCTTTTATCATATCCTCTTCTATTTATACTCTTCCATAATAATTTTCCTGTCTGCCCAACAAAACCAATTCCTTGTTTATCCTCTTCTTTTCCAGGAGCTTCACCAATAATCACAATATTATACTTTCCTGGGGTTGGAGTAACTGGGCTTTTACACTCCTTCCTAAGATCACAACGAGAACAGGCCATAAGCTTATCATGCCCCGAAAACTCTACTTCTCTTAAAGCCGACTTCGGTGCTTTTCTAACTTCTTTTATGTCACCCGCTAACAATTTATCAATTACATCAAGTCGAATCTTACCATTAAAAAGAGTAAAGAGTTTTTTGTAACTGGCTTGAGAATTTACAACAATACGAAAATCAAAAAACGATTCTACTTCTTCATCTACCTGAACACTATCATATTGATTATAAGAACCAATCTTATTAAGGATTTTTCCTAACACTCCTTTTTGCTTTACAACTACATTTGATTTCTTCTTGGTAAAAAACTTCTTAATATCATTAGTAGTTATTCCCGCATTAGCTATTTCAACAGCCTTGACAGCCCCTATACCCCGTACTTCTACGAAGGGTATATATAACTTACCTTCTTTTGCGACCCACCTTGTAGCCTCGCTTATGCCTACCTTTGGTAATACAGCAGTCAGTCCTAAACGATACGCTTCTTCAATTAATACCGATTTCTTATCCTTTGCACCAAAAGTTAATGCCGCACAAATAAATTCAGTAGGAAAATATTTTTTTAACCACGCTGACTGGTATCCTAATAAAGCATAAGCAACAGAATGGCTGGCATTAAAACTATATCTACAATGCTCTTCTAATCCAGTCCAAAATTCTTCTGCTTCTTTTCTCGAAAGGGTTTTTTGTTTTAAACATCCACGAATAAATTTTTTCTTATATGGCATGAATTCTTTTTTACTTCTCTTCTTGCCAATTATCTTTCTAATTTTATCAGCAGTAGAATAAGACAAACCAGCAACTTCACTAATAACTTTCATCACCTGTTCTTGGAATACAACTACCCCATGAGTATCAGCAGTAATAGATTCATATATTTTATGTTTCGTTTCCCAAGAACCACCTCGTTTTCTTCTTATGTATTCGGCAGTCATTCCCGATTGCATAATTCCTGGTCGAACAAGAGCGACAATATCTCTTAAATCATTAAATTTCTTAACCCCAACTTCACCAATCAAACTTGTTGTTGCCCTTGTATTTAACTGAAACAGCCCAACAGTATTTCCATTATCAATTTCTTGATAAACAGCCTTATCATCTATATTTATTTTGTCAAAGTCAATATCTTGATTAGAATTATTTTTGATATTTTTTAATGTTTCCCCAAAAATAGAAAGAAGCTTTAATCTCAAAGCATCTAATTTCATAAGGCCAACAAATTCTGCATTATTCTTTTCCCAATTTACAAGAAGTACGTCTTTTCTCCTAAGCAAATTACATCTTCCGCTCTGATCTAATGGTTCATTAGAAACAATCAAAGCCGCAGCGTGTTGAGAATAATTTTTTATTTGCCCTTCTAAAACTTTAGCGATTCTAATAACTTCAGGGTGTCTATCATTAAATTCTGCCCCTTCTTGATAATTATCGATAGACTCTTGTATTCCGGTATGTTCATCATTGTCTTCAATTAAATCTGTAAAACTATTGACTTCATCAAAAGGTACGCTAAAAACTTTACTTACATCTTTTATAACAGCCTTTGCCTTCATTCTATTAAAAGAACTTACGTTAGCAATATGGCTATCTCCATACATCGTTTCAAGATGCTGTTTTACAAGATGCCCCTTAATATGCTCAAAATCTACATCTATATCTGGATAGTCAATTCTGTCCTCGTTAATAAATCTACTAAAAAGTAATCCATGTTTAATCGGATCAATAGCAGTAATTCCAAGTAAAAATGCAATAAGGCTTCCTGCCGCTGATCCTCTTCCTGGACCAACTAAAATATCATTTGATTTACACCATTTAACCAATTCCCACACAATAAGAAAATAACGAGCGAATTTCTTCTTAACGATAAGATTGTACTCTTCCTTTAGACGAGAAAGATATCCTCCGCTTATTTCTTTCTTAAACTTATTTTTATACCCTTCAAGACATAGTTCCCAAAAGAATTTCTTTTCTCTTAATACCCCTTTGACTCTTGGTAAATGAATTTCTTGTTTTGGAATTCTAAAAGAACTGCACTTCTCTGCTATCTCAATAGTATTTAAAAGATATTCTTTTTTGTAAGCATTTACTTTTCTTAATGCCCTTATCATTTCTGACACAGATCGTAGATGCAATCCTCTAATATCGAATTTCCATCTATTGGGATCACTCCACAATTTTTTTGTTTGAATAGCAAGAAGTACTTCCTGTGCTTTCCAATCACTTCTTTGTATATAATGGCTATCGTTTGTCGCTATAATTTTACAGCCTGATTTTTTCGCAAGACGAATATTTAATTTGTTTGCTTTTATTTGCTCATCTAATTGATGAGGCATTACTTCACAATATAAATCCTCTCCAATCTTATCTAACAAATCATAAAAAAACTTTTCTCCTTCTTTGCACTTTATTAAAAACGAACTACAACAAGCAGTAGAAACAACCAACCCTTCGCAATGTTTTAGAAGCATTTTATAATCTATTCTTGGCCTATAATAAAGCCCTTCTAAATTAGCATATGTAAGTAATCTACATAAATTATTAAAGCCTTCTTGATTCTTAACCAAAAGTAAAATATGCCCTCGCCTCTTATCATTTTTTACTTTTGCATCTGGAACGATATAGGCTTCACAACCAAGTATTGGAGAAATATTATATTTATCGCAAGCTTTCTGAAATTCAATTAACCCATTTATAGACCCATGGTCTGTAAGAGCAAGATATTTGAACCCCATTTCAGAAGCCTTTTTTGCATAGGCATCTACCGTTCCTACTCCGTCAAGAACGCTATATTCACTATGCAAATGAAGATGGGTGAAGTTTTTATTTTCCATTTTTTCCTTCTTTTATTTCTTAATCCATCAAATCCATCAATCTCAACATGAGCCTACATCAATCTCAACATGAGCCTACATCAATCAACCCTTGTTTTAGCAAAAATTCAATTACCTCATCCACACATTGCTGCAAATTAAGTTTATCTGTAGCGATAATAAAATCAGAATGTTCAGGAATTTCATAAGGCGCAGAAATTCCCGTCATATTTATTATTTCACCCATGCGACCCTTTTCATAAAGACCTTTTGGATCACGCTTTGCACATTCTTCAATACTACATTTAATATATACTTCATAACAAGGCCAACCAGTCATTAACCTGCGTACGTATTCTCTGCTTTGCTTATATGGAGTAATAAAAGCGGCAAAAACGAGCAATCCCGCATCCACCATAATTTTGGACACCTCGGCAATACGGCGAACATTCTCTTTTCTGTCTTCAGAGCTTAAAGTTAAATCCTTATTTAATCCCGTTCTAATATTATCTCCATCAAGAACATAACTGCACACGCAAAGGGAATACAACTTTTCTTCAACAGCATGAGCAAGGGTGGACTTTCCACTTCCAGATAGACCCGTGAACCAGAGCAGACCTCCGCTATGACCATTTAATAGATACCGATCAACAGTAGAAACAGATGATGGAGAAGGAAAAATATTATTCATATCAATTCCCTAATCCCAACTCTTTTATTTTTTTCCCATGGCCTTGCAATTATTTCTGACATTGTTTTGTCAACTGTATTTTCTTCTCGTGCCCAGTCTACTTCTTCTTTTGTAGGTATTGGCAATGTTGCTTTACCCATTTTGTCCGGTAAGAATCCAACCCTGTAAGATATTGCATCACACCATTTGCATGGTATGAAATTCCTGTTTCTATCGTATAATAATTTTCTTGCGATATCGAATTCCTTGCCGTTCCAAATATCGTCTAAGTTCCCTTCCTTTTTTACTTCTCCACAATAGTAATGCCCCCTCCAATCATTACAACAAATAGCAATCTTACCATCCCATCTAATACTCAATTCCCTAAACGGCTTTGCGCATCTCTTCTTCATTGGAGAAAATAATGAAGGAGCGGCACACCCACAATGATTATTCAAAACGCTATGCCCCCCAGTTTTAGCATCTTGTATATCTTTTATATAGATAACTTTTTTGGTATCGATTCGAAACTTTTTATGTGGGCTTTCACCTCCAGGATATTCTTCGCCTTTTACTTTTGATTTGATTTTCTTTGAGAATGGATTATGACTATAATCATCTATACCAAGAATATTTATTCCATTAGAAAATAATCTTTTTACTTTTTCTTTTGGCGAAGGAAGAAGTCCAATCCCGTTCGTCAACATCGTTAATTGGTTTTGTGGAAGATAACTTCTAAATATTTTTATAATTTCTAAATGTCTTGGATTTAAGGTAGGCTCGCCATGCATAGCAAACTCAATACGTGACCCCCATTTTGTTGCACCAATTTGCTTTGCGATATTTTTACTACATTCTAACGACATAAATTTACATTCGTTTGGTTTTTTTCTTATGCCACGTATACCACAAAATTTACAAAATAAATTACAGCCTTCTGTAAGCTCAACTTGTATTGCAAATGGTGGTTCTTGTTTTTCTTTCATTTTATAATTTTCCCTTCTCTATCCAGCGCCCATCCAAATTCGGAAAGATTAATTTCGCGTAACTCATTATCATTCAAAACTTTTTTTAATTCAGATATAATTCCAAACTCCTCTATGTAGACTTTATACCTATTAACAAGATCTTCAGGAGCTGCAGTTTTTTTAATGCCGGTAAACGAAGACCCCCCACCATAACTATGGATTTTATCTACCATATGGCCATCATTATTCGGAAGCCCCAATCTCTTCGCAATTTTAATACGATATTTCTTTTTAGTCAACCAGTCATTATAGTTTAATCTAATACAAAAATTAAAGTTTTTATTAAGAAGAAGTTTTTTCCAATGAGCAATGCATTCGGAATACCATCCAGGAGGAGTGAATTTTTTATGTCTGCTATCAAATTTTAATCGGCTTGCGACATAGTTATATACGTCTCGAACGACAATAATATATTTAATGTGACTATTTATTATCCCATATTTTTTATGCCTATACAGGCCATCTGAATATCTTAACGGGTCTTCGTATGTAGTAATAACAAACGAATGAGATATTTTCAATCTTCCCCTTTCATATTCTCTCAATTGGATTTCGTTATTCGCATTATGGAACGGATATTTTATATTCCAATACTTGGTTGGACGACTCCACTTTACATTCGGCCGAAGAGAATTAATTAATACGCCCGATTCTTCAAAATGAGATGCGACCCATTCAACAATCGCATGGCCACCAGACCTTCTTTGGAAAAAGAGTCTATATTCTATTTGAGCCATGATCTAATTCCTCCATTCGCCCTTCCCTTTTCATTAAAACTTTTCTTCCATTGTATAATGACGTCGATTCTTACTTTGCTATCAAAACCTTTCCATACTTTTGAACTTTCTTTTTTAACTACCCTTACGTATCTTGGAAACTTTTGTGCTAATAAAATAGCACTTTCTTTTTGCATTTTAGATGTTCTGTATAAAGAGCAACCTCCATCAGCACCACTCTGATTTTGGCTCCATACATACTTATACGTAACACGATTTTTAAATCCAAGTTGAAACAATGATAGCGTTACTAAAAAGTCTTCCATAACAAGCTGCTTACCATGCTTGTTTTCAAGAGAATCAAATGATACATTATGCTTTTCTTTTAACTCAATCATCTTTTCGCAATTATACGCATACGCATTATTCATTCTTGTAACTTCCAGATAATCTTCCTCTATTCTATTGTTACCGAATCTTTGACTTATTCCTACATGTACCAATCCCTCTTCGAGCCAGCCTTCAAGGAGCATAACCATCTCAGCAAATTCTTTAGGACTACACCTATGCAATTTTAATTCTTTATTACGAACAGAAAAATCCATATCATCATCTAACATCAATGCATATTTCCTTTTACTGTTCTCAAGAATCCATTGTCTTGTTTTACATATCCCCTTCTCAGGACATTCTATAACATTCGACCCATATAGTTCTTTATATCTTTTAAAATCTTTTTTATCAACCACAATGAAAGTATTTTTTATTAATCTTTTAGGTATAAAATTAAAGGTTCTTTGTTTTTCTGGTCTTCTATGGCTTGGTATATATATGGCTATCTTCATAATTTTAATTCCCCTACTACTTCTTCTACTTCGTTAAATCAATTCCTTCCTTTACCCATCTGGCCTCGTACTCACTTGGATTATAGACGTAAACATAATTATCTTCTTCGTCCATTCTAATAGGCATCATTTTTCCATGAAAATAATTTCTTGGATTTCCAGGAGACCTGAGATTATTCCACGTTTCCCTTGCAAAATCTAAGTACGTTATACCTCGCCTCTGACTTGCAGTCATTCCTGTAACACCAATATGATCCTGACCAAAAGTAGAGTCGCTTAAAAATGGACTTTCCTTTGGATCAAAAACTTTGCTAAATTTAAAATGAACAATTTTACCATCACGATGAAATTTTTTTCTGGCTTCTTTTAGGGCGTAAGTCAATTGGCTCTTTCCCCAATTTTCCATTTCCTTATTCTCTTTATAGGTATCAGGCAACCCACAACAACAACCAGACATCCCTAACTCTTTATAGTCGGGGTCACTACATGAAAATAAAATATCATTATCTACACAAAACGTATACATCTTTTTTACAATCTTCTCTTTCACTAATCTGTTAAGTCGCATGTATCCGCCTCGTTCACTTGGACTTAATGCTTTAAAATATTCTAACAAATCTTTTGTTCCTGTTAATTCTCCAAGCCATTTATACCTCTTAGCAATATGCTCATTATGCCTTTGGTCAATTGCCATGAACTCTGTACTTATCGCATTTATTCCCGCTTCTTTTGCTTGATGAAGTAAATCGTCAAGACCAATATCAGAAATTCCTATAATAAAAGGTCGAAGACGAAGTACGGTATAGTACCCCATATCTGATAAATGTTTTAATGCCTTTATCCTTCTGCTCGTAACAGGGACTCCTATTTCTACTTGCTTACTCATTTCATCTGAAGGACAAACAATAGATACCTGAAAAGCAAAATTCTTTTGATGTGCATATTTTGTAAATAACTTCTCAAAGTTCGGACGGAAAACAGCCGATCCCTTAAAACTAAAAAGAGTTGGATAGCTTTCTTTTCCCAAAGCAGAAACAATCTTATACCCGACTCCATTAACTTTTTCAAAATTACAGAAAGGAGAAGCAAGACCACCCCAATGAAATACAAACCTCTTAGAAAAAAAGTTCTTATGCATTGCCTTGAGTCTACTTGTTGGAGGCTTTCCCTTAATAGTAGCAACAAGCTTCTTCTCGTCTACAGAATGTAACTTATGAGAAAAGCTTGGATTTTGGCTTTTCATATAATATGCAAAACAGTATGTACACCCCATCGAGCAATAAGAATATTGGTCGAAGGTCATCGGTAAAGAACAATCCATAAACTCAGAACTTATTCTCGGACTGATATAAGTTCTGGATTTGTCTATTTTCATCCCCCTATTTTCTCGAATAAATTCCTGAGAGTCTCTTGTTACTTTCTTTTTTAAATCATCAAACGATTCTTTTTTCATAACCTTATCTTGCCTCCCCTACGGGTTCTGAAAGAATACTTTTTGCCATCCCATTTAATTCTTCCTTCCTCTATCAAGCGAATCAGCTCCGTTAAAAATAATACTTCGTGACAATTATTTTCTATGTAAGAATTTATAGTAACAATCTTCCCCAACCTCTTAATAAAATCGGGACTGGGAAAAGAAAAGAAAAGAGTTCGCTTCTTGAAATTTGACATCCCTGTTTTAGTCCCCTTGTACTTTGGAATCGGCATTGGTTTTAAAAGATGCATTTCCAATACTCTCTGTTCTTGCTTTGTAGTAGAAGGAAGAATCATCTTTTCAAATCTTATCATTTGATTTTCTTCCTTACTTCTTTTATTGACAAACTTCGTTATGTCCATTCATTCCCCTTTCTTTAATCCATAATAAGATTCTGGTGGCTTCCCTTTATGCCTTTTAAGAATGTCAATTATTTGTTGCGAATGATATCCATTGCAACAAAAAGTACTACTAATCTTGGCTAAGAGTTTTGGATTCTGTTTTTTCTTCCTCTTGGGATATTTAAGATATGGTGCATTCTTTTGTTTTGGAACCCCTAAATTATAAAGAGTATCTCTTGCCCAAGACGGCAGACGAGATACGAACCTATTCATATCGATAGAAAACAAAATGGTTCCTTTCTGAAAAGAAAGAATTCTGTTAACCATAAATTCGTTCTGTACTTCCACTTCTTCTTTTGTAAAAAGAGCACTTGCTATACCAAAACTATTATTGCTATTATTTTTCTTTTTCATTTTGTTTTTATCCAAAAGAAATATTTACTTCCATTAAATCCATTAACTCAAGACAACAAGCGGTACAATTGATTTCCTTATCTGGAACAGTCCTATCTTTATAAAGATAGCCAGCAGTAATAATTGCCGCCTCAGACTTAACATCTTTATCCAAAAACTCAGGGATAAAAATATTGAACAGATATTTATACACCCATACAAAATCCATCTTCCCATTAAATATTTCTCTTATCTTAAACAAGTTCCCGTCTAATAAAAATTCTCTAAATAAATTCAGGTCTATCAAGACTTCGGAATCTTCAAGCTTCTTGCCGATACTATTTTTCTGAAGAAGATTAATAATAGACCTGATATCGGGATAGCAAAGTTCTATTATCCTGTTAATACTTTTTTCTTTATATTTAATCCCTTCTTTGTCCAGCATCTTTTTAAGATGAATAAGAAGTTTGTCCTTAGGATAAGTATCAAACTGAAAAGGAATACATCTGGAAGCAATCTCCGGAATGACCATGTCAATATGATTGCAAGTAAATATAAAACGACAATTTTTATGGTAGGTCTCTACCGTATTTTTCAATGCCATTTGTGCATCAAAAGTAAGACCGTCTGCTTCGTCTAAAAAAACGACATTCAATTTATCAGAACTTGTCCTCTTGGCAGTAGCAAATTGTTTTACTTTTATTTTAATTGTTGCTATTCCTCGATCACCACTACTTGCATTGAGAATTAACTTCCTCGAAGCAGTTGCTTTCAAAAGAATCATAGCCAATGTAGTCTTACCACTTCCAGGCGGTCCATAGAAAAGTACATGAGGAATTTGTTTTTCTCTTATATATTCTCTAAATATTTTCTTTGCCTTTAGTGGTAAGGTCATTGAAGATAAACTGTCAGGCCGAAACTTTTCGTACCATATAAGATTCTTCAAGATTTTTCTCCTTAATCTTCATTTTCCAAATCAGTTAACGGAACAAGAGCCCAAACCGTACCTTCAGCTTCTATCATTATAAGTTTCTCTTCTGCAAAAGATAATACTGGTGGTTCATCTTCATCAAAACCAATCGTATTAAAAATTCGAGCAAGATGTTCTCCGTTAACCTTAAGACTAAATGGGTCTACTTCATCTCCTTCTACTTCATTACTTAATACCAATTCAAACTTATGGTCATTTGATCCACCACAAATAAAAGCAATTTCCTCAGCCCCATCAAATTCAAGAACGACATCCTTCGTTTTTAACAGGCCAATATACGTAAGAAAATCTTTCATGAATGAAGCAGATAATTCTACATTATACTCCATCATCTTCTTCATCTTTAAGTAAGGGTCTTCCTTATCATCAGAATCCTCATCTACCTGTAACTGAGTAGCGATTAGTTCTGGCTGAGTTAATAAGTAATTCAGTTTTCTTCGTTTATCTTTTCTTGAAAGTTCAAAGCTTGACCCGTCCTTCTTGTATTTAAAAAAGAGTTTCTGGTCTTCTACTGAAGATAAGAACTTAATAAGAAGATCTAAATTTCCAAGTCCTAACTGGCCGCTTACGTCTTTAGAAGCAACAGCACCCTTACAAATAACGATAAGGGAATTGGTAATATCTACTGCTTCTACTTTTGCCCTCCCATAGTTTATAGATACCATACATTCTTCTAACAATCCGCCCAAATAAATTTCCTTTAATATTCTAAGGAAAGATTTCGTTTTGAAAATATTATCTTTTTTCTTTAATGTTTTTGCCATAACTATTATTGCCCTCCTAACATACAAGAATAAGAGCGTCAGAGGCTATGAGATAAGCTCTGACGCTCTTGTATTATTAACTAAAGGTTTTATGCTAACTTATATTTAATTGAGCTTATTCCTCCTCTGATAATTTAAAAGTAGCTTCCGTTTCATCACCCGACATAGTCAAAACAATAGGCACAACCTTGGATATCTTTCGGCTAACTACCCGAATAACTATACCCATACACTTCTCCGCTTCTTTATCTTTTTCGTCAGCAACCAATTCGGCCAGACTACCCCATGTAGCGTCACCCTCTTCGATCGCTTCTAAAAGCATTTTTGGAAGTTTGCCTTTTACTTTAGAAGTTTTTTTGTCTTTCTTTTTGTCTTTCTTTTTGTCTTTCTTTTTGTCAGCCTTTTTATCTTTTTTCTTATCTTTCTCCTTAGGCTCGGGCTCGCCCTCTTCGCCAGCCAACTCCAGAATTTCTTCGATAATATCATCAACTTTCTTTTTTGTAATTTTCGTTTCAAGTTCAAGGTCTTCTTCTTCGATATATGCCTTTAACTCTTTAAATGACATATCCTCAAGTTCTTCTTTTAACTCGTCAAGGTCAACTTCATCTTCACCATCTTTACCGTCTTTCTCAGGTTCTTTCTCGGCCTCGCCCTCTTCGAGAAGTCCTTCATAATAATCAATTATTTCTTTATCAACTTTGTCGGCCTTACCAGCATCGTCAATTTCCTCAATGGCCGAAATGAACTCTTCCTGCATCTCCCCAACATCACCCCTCGTTCCAATCTTGTCAGCCAGTTTTAACTTATTAAGTTTTTTGATAAAGCTGCCAAGTTCTTTTTTAACTACTTTACTCATAATTGAATAACTCCTTTTAATAAAAAATAATTAGTAATGTTACAAACTATACTCCCTATACTCCGAACAATCCATACAAATTTTTATTCTTCCCTCCTCGTATTTATTGAATATTTATTGATGGGAATAGGATTCGAACCTATATATTCCGGTGACAAAACCACCATAGTGCATCACCAGATGCTCTGCTCAATTCTTACTTTGACCAGTCATTTGAGCTACCCCATCAATTTAACAATCAACAACTAATTTAACAAAAACTGGTAACTAACAATCAATCATAAGCAACCTCCTTTCTTACTTTAAGAAGATTTTTTCTACCCTACCTGGTCTTTCCACAATCAACTTGTTATTGCTAAGAACAGGATTCGAACCTGCAATAAGTTTTGTTAGTCCTCTCGGCTTCATCGCTTCAACGCTTTCGCTCCACTCCACCTTCATACTCCATAGCAAACTTACAAACTTTTGGTTATTATAGAATCGGTTACCAATGATAAACACTTCGAAAAGATATTCTGAAAAATATCCTGTTTACCAATCCCGCTACCTTAGCAATTTTCTCAACATTTATATTATAACACGTTTTAAAAAAAAGTTACAGCTAATTAAAAAATAATTAATAGAGGAACTAATGAAGACGAGATTTGAACCCGTACTGCTTGCCTAAAGAATATCGCCGGATTTGAACCAATCAGATCGACCCTGTGGATCGTGCATTACCAATTCTACCACCCCATCAATTTCTCCAATATTTATATTATAACACGTTTTAAAAAGAAGTTCCAGATAATCTATATTTTTTCCCACGGAAGAAAAGTCTGGAATTGTCAACCATTGGTTCTGCCGTAACCAGCCTCTGTGTTATAAGAACTTCGTGTTTAACACTAAACATAATATGCCTATGAAATAAAACATTCATTCTTGTGATATTCAATTCTTTCTCATCATCGGTTTGATTAATTGCAAGGCGAACATCTAAATGAGAATCTTTTGTTTTAGATTCTGAAGTTGACATCTGATCTAAAGCATACTGAGTTCTACTGGTTTTTGTAGCTTGATCAGCAGTAAGAACAAGACAGTTCATTTCTCCTGCCATTCTTGCGGCCTTCTTCCATTTTCTATCAACATCAATTCTTTCCTGTAAATTACCAGCTTCAGGTGCAAGAATATCCAAATAATCAAAAACAATTATATCTGGAACCCAACCAGTTCTGTCAACATAACGACGAACATAATCATAAACTTCATCAAAAGTAACGGAAAATCTCGGAAAGCATTTTACTCTTAAATTAGAAAGCCCAGTCATTCTATTTCTATTAATGGCTTTAGCAACTCTTCCATTTGATATTGGCATAATTCTTGTTTTGTCAAACCAAATTGTAGGAATGAATCTTTTAGAAGAAGCAGCATTTCTGCGAATATTAGGATCGTTTCTGCACTGAGTACAAACTTTCCAGCCTTCCCGATTCATAAAGTCAACAACTTCCGTACTATCTTTAAATAATCCTTTTTTATTTTTCAAGGTACTTAAAATTCTACAAGTCCCATTCTGATTATTTTCACAATCAAAAACTGGATAGATTACTTTCTGTGACCGCTTTTTATTTGTAGTAAGTGTAAGCCTTCTTCTTGTTCTGTTTCTAACAATACTTTCGCCAAGTTCCAGATTTATTATTAGAACTTTTTTCCTTTGATAAAGTGCCGCCTGAAAAGCCATTTCCTGAAGAAAATAACTCTTACCGGTTTTCTCTGTTCCCGTTATAGCAACAAGCCATGTCCTATTAAGCGAACCAACCATGTGATGCAAATCACCATCAAACTGAAAAGCAACGTCAGCCGCACTATGAGATTCATCATGATTAACGAGATCTTCGCTTGAGTATGGAATAATCGTCCCAAGGGTCTCATCTTCTTCATTCTTGTTTAATACAGGATACGTTGATACAATTTTTTCTGCTTCTTCGTATTGTCCTTTGTCTATCTTATCTTGTGCCTTCAATATTCTTTCAGATATTTCTCTCTTTCTTATAAAGTCTAACAAAACTTCATTACGAATATAAGCAGGATCGACCGAATCTTCTTGATAAAGAATAAACTCTTCAGCAAGACGATCTAAGTAATCATCTATTATTTCACAATCCCCTTTTGATAAATTTTTCTTTTTCTCTTCAAAGACTTTTTGGATTGTACGCCCAGGTGCTTTATGATGTTGTGCATGGTATCTAATCAACCAACGGAAGATTGGTTGAAAATATTTTGTAAAGTGTTTCGTTTTTAACTGTCCCGATTTATATCTGGAATAGCCGGAAAAAAGTACGGAAGTATTCATGATCATATATGACAAAACTAAAAACTCAGAATTGTCTTCTACTTTCTTTCTCATAATCATAGAATTAGTTTACTCCTATCTAAAACAAGATTAGTTCTAACAAGTTCATTAGGAATTTGTTGTTCCCAAAAAATTTTATTGGAGAGGTAACCAGCATGCTTTGGTTTAAAGTCTTTTGCCCTATTCAACATCCCGTCAATAAGATCTATAAGAACAAGACAATCAATTTTATTTTTCTCACCAAAAGAGAAAAGCTTTTTACTACATAAAACAAATTGATTAATATCGCCAGTATTTATTTTATCATATTTTATAAATTCCTTCCAAATAGCCTTAATCCTTTTTGTAATATCTGGATATTTATCTTTTATCTTTATCGTGTATTTTTCAGAAAGATAACTTTCTCCACGTAAACATTCTTGAAACCAAGACACGGGAATTCCAGAATCATTTTTATTAAAAAAACTCATTTTATTTTTATCGTATCTAAAAAAATCTGGAAGACTTATTTTTCTTTTAGAAAAAAGGATTCTGTATTTGAACCAATCAGCATTAAATACTTTTGATAAAAGATCAATGCTAAAAAGTATTTTTTCTTTTCCGTATTTTTTAAAATTTTTATTTATTCTTTCTAAAGCAATTGATGTGGTTTTATTTAATTCTGGTCTATGATGAATAAACGGATGTCCAATATTGTTCCAGTAATAAAAAATTATCCTCGCAGAAGAAGTTTCAAAGTTAATTGGTTTAGAAGTATTTTTCCTTAATCCGGAAGTAGGAAAATAATTATTTTTTGAATGAAACATATTTGTATAAGAAATATTCTTTTCCCATTTTCCCATTTTCCCATTTTTGAATTTAAAAGGTTTTACTGTTATTCTTCTTGATAATTTTCCACTGCCAATTAATGGTTCTTTTAATAAAACATTTAATGGTGGAATTACTCTAAGTTTTAAATCATTTTGTTTTTTCATAATTTATTTTTCCTTCTTTTATTTACTCCTTTATTCAAACAAATAAAAAATTAGAAACACGATTTGGAGCGAAAGCGAAAATCGTGGAACCACGGAGCGAAGCGAGTGGTTCTTTTAATATATTAGTATATAGTAATTATATTATTATTATTTAATATAAAAAAATAAAATAAGCGTAGCTTATTTATTTATTTTTTACGAGCGGGCGCAGGTATATAGGGACAAGCATGGAGGTTTTTTCGTGACCGAGCTTTTGAATGTCCTCTTCAACTAATTGGATTCTTTATAAATAAAGATGTTCTTCCTCTCAATGCCATTTTTATTTGTATATTCCCTCGTTCGCATTTTTATTTTATTTTTTTAATTCGTTTTGACTTTCTTTTTTAAAAATCTCTCTATCAAAACCCGTTTTCTTTTTTTCAATCGCAGTTTTTATTTGATGCTCATAGAAAAATTGGTCTTTCTCCAGATAGTTTATTTTCTCTTGTAATCTATTCCGTTCTTTTTTTAAATATTCTGTGTAATTAATTTAATTTCTTAAGCATCGTTTATGCCGGTCTATATCCATCTTTGTTTTCATTTACTTCTCCTTTCTTTTCTACTTCTTTTCTACTTCTTTTACTTTTGTTTTACGATAGCTTGTTTTTAAGGTTTAGATTTAACTTATAAACATATATCAGGCTTCCGCATTGACTGAAATAACCTTACTTCTACTTTTTTTAATATATATCCTTAACCTAAATTTTTAATGCCGCTTAAAAGGTCAATAAGAAGTTTCGTTTTTTTATTTTATCCCCAATTTGTATTTTATTATTTCTGCTTCTTCTAACGAAAGTTCTCCTGGATCATTTACTTCTGTCAAACTTATTATTTCTATTTTCTTTACAATAGGCAATAACATAGATGAAATTTTTTCTGCACCCCGTTCTCCTGTCAAATCATTATCAAATAAAATAAATAAATTTCTAATACGTTTATTTTTTAAAGCGATGATTTGTTTTGAAGTACAAGAAACTCCAAACAAAGAACAAGAACCTACACCAAACTTCCAGACATCAAGCGGTCCTTCTACTAAGATAATATCTGAGTTAGGAATTATTTTATCATAATTATAAACAGCATGCTTTATATTCATTCCTTCAATAAGAGAATTACTCAAGTACTTTGGGTCTTGAAGATCTGTTATATCTCGTGTACTAAACGATACCAATTTTCTATTCATATAAACCGGAATCACAATCCTAAATTTATAATCTCCTATTTCATGAACCGCCCGTAATTTATATTTTTCAATAAAAGATTCTGGTGGAGTAAATCCCCTTTTCTTTAAATAGGCAATATGCTTTTTAGAAAATGATGTTGTAGACTCCAGAGGAAGAGTGGCTCTTAAGTTAAGTATTGGTGAAGTACTCTGTTCTAAAGGAGGATTGCTACCTTCCTCTGGAGATAATGCCTTTTTTATATTGTTCGTTTCGTAGTTATTAAGGCCAGTCAATTCTTTTATCAAATCAAATAAATTATGGTGCCCGCATCTCCAACAAGAAACATAAAGGTCTTTTAATCTTATTCCCATATGGTTGCTTGTATCATCACAAAAAGGACATTGGATATTTATCCAGCCCCGTCCAACATTCTTTCCGTCTTCCCAGTATCTAATATCGTGGTCGTCAAAGAATTCTTTTATTTCCATTTTATATCCAGCCTTTATATCCAGCCTTTATATCCAGCCTTGGTTTATATAAACTTGTATTCGTTCAATAGCATGCTCGGCAAGGTAAGGATAAGGGTCTAACATATCAACTAATTTTACGGTGGTTTTATTTTCTGTTATACGAAGCCCTCTACCAATAGATTGTATAACTCCTTTTTCTTCTTTTCCCCCACAAGCATTTATGATTTTATTTAGAGAAGGAATGTTTGTTCCCTCTTTCCATATACGAGAACAGATTGCAACTCTTAATTTTCCAGACTTCAACCTTTCTTTTATCTTTGTTCTAACTTCTTTATCCGTAGCACCATAAACAAAACGAACCTTTATATGTTTATATTTTAACATTTTTTTTAGAATACGTCCATGCTCTGTTCTTTCTATTATGATTAGTACTATCTCTTTTTTCTTTAGACTCTCTTGTACTTCATTAACGATAAGCGAATTGCGAGCTTCGTTTTCTATGACCCCATACTGATAGTAATTCACATATTTATTTTTACATTCGATTTTTATCTTTGGATCAAAAGGTACAGGTACTAATTTAATTTCGGGCTTTGCTACTATTTTTTTCTTGATCCCTTCCTGTATCGTTAATTCAGAAATGACCGGACCAAGCAATCCTTCATTAATAAGTTTTTCTTTCTGCCCTGTTGATTCGGTAGCGGTAAGCCCGTATCTTCGAGGAGCGAGATTAGAAGACATGGCCTTACCATATTGGCTATCAAGAGAATTGAGATGATGCTCTTCGTCTATAATAACCAAATCAAAAAAGGCACTATATTTTTTTGATGGGATATTAGAAAAGCTTTGTATAGTACTCAGCACAATTACTTCTTTTAAATTACAGAACTTCTCCCACTTGGTTTTGTACCCAGCCCCGATAATATAAAAATTAGAATCAAATCTCTTTTCGATTTCTATCTTTGTTTGGCTTATTAAATCTGTAGTATGACACAAAAATAATATTCTATAATTAAGAAACATAGACATTATCCCCAATGCAATAATTGTCTTTCCACTTCCGGTTGGAAAAACAATTTTCCCCCGAGGAGTTATTCTGGCTTTCCTTAATGCCTTGCTCTGGTCAGGGCGAAAGACTATCCCAGGAACATGAGCTTTTTTATTTGGAATAATCTTTTCTTCCTGACCAACAATACTTATTTTATCTCCTAACTCTTTTTTAATTCTTGGAAGTAATCCAGTTAAGAAAGTTCCTGCAGTTCCTTGTCTACCAGTAATAAGATGCGAAGAAACTATTTTAGGACTTCTTCCTCCATAACGAGTTTTCTTCCACATAGTCGATTCGTACTTTAAAATTGGAAGTAATAATTCTCGAGCTTTCAAATCTGCTTTACAATGAACTACGTCAAGAATTTCTATTGTTGGTTTAGTTTCCATTTTATCCCTTCTATAATCCATCAACCCATCCCGATATTTCTTTAATCGTTAAGTCTGTAATGAATGTACTTTTCCAGACATTATAAAAATATTTTCTGACATTTCTTTTTGTTATTCTTTTGGTTTTGGAAGTAGACATTAAATTTAATATTTCTGCAGGAGAATTAAGAATTACGGTTATCATTTCTTTTGCTTCATGACTTAAATCTCGCCATGATTCTTCCTTTAGAAGAAGGGCAACAGGGGTCAATTCATTATTATATAAAGGAGCACCATCTTCTTCTTCTTCATAGTAGTCACAGGGGTCAACTCGAAGCCATTGACCGAACAGAATTTCATAAGCAGATAGATAATTAGCACTTACAACTTTTTTTGGCATTGTATTTTCTCCTCTTTCTTGTTTGAAGTTAACTCTACAACTTAAAGCTATTTAAGATTATTCTTTAAGCATCAATGACTTCGATACTCCCACAGTTTTTACATACAAGAGAACACAGAAAGTCGTTATATGCCGGAGTTCTACAAGCATCAATTCGTAAAATGCAATCTACAGAACCACAAGTATGGCAAGAAAGACCAATTGAAAAGTCTTTTAATTCTACTTCTTTCCTTTCCCGATTAAAGTTCATTACTTCTACTTTTTGTTGCATCATGATAAGTTTCCTCCTTTTGTTTTAGCAATACCATCCTGGTGGATAATAACCATACTCCTCTTTATACTCTTCTCTCTCTATTCTGGTTGCATTCTTCCATCTTTTAATTTGCTTCTTTCGGTAATAAGAATCCATTATAAAATTAATTCCGTAGTTGATTATAGAAGCAATTATTACTCCAATTAGAAAGGCTATTAAAATTTTGATAAAAAGAATCATTTCTTATTCCTCCTTTTTAGCTTTTTTCTTTTTGGTTTTATTTTCGGCTCCTCAATTTTTTTACTTCTTCTCTTAAGCTGTTTTTTTGACTCGGGTGGTGTAGGCTTTTTACTTCTTCTCTTTATATGTTTTTCCTCTTCTACTTCTTCTACTTCTTTCTCTTTCGCAAATCCTTTAGGAATTAATATTTTTTTACAATTGAGCCAATAGGTTCTTATAATTAATTTGATATCTCTATCAAACTGTCTACACTTAGAACACTTACTAAATCCATCGAAACTTTTTTGATTTCGTCGTCTATTTAGACAGGCGATAAAGGGCATGAAACAATTATTTTTATCACAATAAAAATTGCTTGAGGGAGAAAAATATTCACAGCTATTCGAATCGGCTGTTATGTTTTTCTTAGCAATAGGGCAAACACGAGTAATCATACGATGTTTAGATTTCTTAGAAGAATCGCTGTCTGTATCTCTTCTTATAACGGCAGACTTAGACCAGAAAGTACAATATATACATTTGAATAAATTGTTTTTTGCTAACTTTGACATTACGCCTCCTTTTTGTTACGCGATTATATCCTCTTTAAAAGATTAAAATAATAAATGATTCTTAATATATTCTTAATATAAAGTAAAGCTTTTTATTCATTGAGTCCTTGTAACGAAAGGTTCCTACAAGCAACTTCACCCAAACCAAGTATTTGAAGTGGTTTGGGTGAAGTTGAAGCGAATTGAAAACCTTATCCATTATATATCAAGTTTTCTTTTTAACTTAAAGTCGGGGATTTTCTGAAGGCTTCCAATAATCTTTTCTAACTTATTGCCAAGCTTGTTTCGAAAGTCTTCATTCCCTTTAAGTCTTTCAGCACTTGTCCCCCTCATCTGTTTTTGTAAATCTTTCATAATAGTGTGTAACTTTTTTTCGTCTACATGATCTTTCCACAGGCCATCCCATCTTTTTAGAAACTTGCTAATAGACCCGACCGTACCAGCATTGATTTTACCACTGTCGCATTGTCCAGCTAATTTTTCAATTCGCTTGAACAGCATATTTCCCACGACATTGATCGTCATTTCTTCCATTTTGGAAATCATTTGCGTGAACTTTTCCTGTTCCCTTTTGTAAAGGGCAGGCGAAAGGGTCTTGGCTTCTTTAGACGGAGCGGCAAAATGTAAAAAGTTCCAGAAAAAATAAAACTTGTTTTTGATTCCTGGAATTGATGGATAATTCTTTTTGTCATAAAATTCAGGATACTGCTCCTGAAAATTACTTTCCATTTCTTTTATATTGTCGCACAAAATCTTCACTCTGTTTTTGTACTCCTCTCGAAACTCGTTGAGTTTTTTATCGACTTCAACAATTTTCTCTTTTGGAATCCAGAAAACATTATCAATTGGAAAAGGTAAAGAATTCCGAAGAAGCAAGCCTTTAGCCGACCTACGAATCGTACTCAAATCTTTAAGGTAAGTTCTGTCACTAATAATATCTTGTCTTGCTCGAACTATTTCGCGTGGTATTCTTTTACCAAAATGTTTACTTGGCATCTTAATAATAGCATCCCAACGACCCATTTTCAAACTACAAAAAACACCTTCTTTTAATTGATTCTCTTTCATAATAATCCCCCTTTTATTTATTTATTTTGGTTTACCTCATCAGTACATAAGTTACCATCTTATGCAGACTCGGGCTACGCCCGAGTTTCGGATATCCTCTTTTAATAAAGAATTAAAAAAAGAAATAAAACGATTAAAATAAGAATCGAAGAATATTTACATAATTCTTTAAGCATTTGTTTTAGCATTGTTCCTTACCTCTCATCTTTTGTAATTTTATAATTATCTTTATCTCCATTAAAATAATATCGAACTTTACTTTCAGATACCCTTAATGTTCTTGCTAATTGGACAATGAATTGTCTGTGAGCAATTACTGAATTTTTTGCAGAAGTCCAAATTTTATGAACTTCTCCATACCAATTGAATTGACCAAAATAAAGACATTTAAACTCTTTCATTTTATTTCCTCTTAAGTAACATTAACATATTCCATTGTTACGCCAAGCAGGTGGTCATAATCTCCGTCCATTGCCTCTTTTAAATACTGGTCAATATATTCCTTATCAGCACCAGCGTCTTTTAAGACTTTAGTAACAACTCCCATAATTGCAAAGACATTGCTGCTTTCCCCAACAAGTTTTACTGTCGGAGTTTCTTTCGGTTTTTCCATAATATCCCCCTTATTAATTGTTTACCTCATCGGTACATAAGGAACAACCTTATGCAGACTCGGGCTACGCCCGAGTTTCGGTTAAGATTAAAATTAAATATCTAATTGCCTTTTGCCATTATTAAACTGGATTTCCTCAGCAGGGATTGTTCGGCCTTTTGCCCAATCCCGCAACCCGTTAATATTCTCAGCCATTGTTTTGGCCTGAGGTATAATACATTTAACAGCTTCTTCAAAACCAATTCCCCTCATATCAGCGATATGAACTAATGCTTCAACTTCTGCCCCTGAAAAATCCTTCATTAAATCCCTTCTCCATCTTTTTGGAAGACTTAATCCGGCCTTCTTAGCATAATATTTTAAAATCTCATCTTTAACATTATCTGTCGGCAAATCAATAAAAAATGGAGATGTATCCCAACGACCTGGTCTGATATATTCTCCAGGAATACCAGAAAAGGAATTTGCTGTTCCAACAATATAAACCCCTTTTGGACGATCTTGAAGAAAGTCAAGCCAACGGCCTGTCGCTCTTCGTGTAGTTCCACTATCCAATGAACCGTCTGACCCCGAACCAGCAAATTGTTTCTCAAATTCATCGATAAGAACAAGGCAATCACCGATTGCCGTAATAAGATTAATTACAGTATCTATATTACTGTCCGTTTCTCCTTGATACTTACTAAACAATTTTCCCATATTGATAGATAATCCAAACTTTCCTGTTTCGCCGACAACTGCTTTCATAAGAGCAGTCTTGCCGCATCCTGGAGGACCAATCGTCATAATTCCTTTTGACTTTGGATTATTAATTGTTCCCATAATAAACTTCTTAATATTCTTGTACCCGATTATATTTGAAAAATTTGTGGTCGGTTCCAAGACATCAAGAAAACCAGTCTTGCGAATTGTAATAGCCTTGTAATCATTAATAGTTTTTCTTGAAAATGATTTGCCTTCTGTTTCTACAAAAGACAAGGCCAAGATTTGTTCCAGTTCCACTCTTGTAAACCCCTTACATGACGATATTAAACGAGTAAGACTGTCACCCTTAGGAATTACCTTTGAATTTGGAGCGACATGGTTAATGGCGTCTGATATCTCTACTTCATTTGGCAATGGCAAATTAAGCAACAAAAAATCTTTCTGTAATTCCAACGGAATCTTTTCCACTGGAGAAACACAAATAATTGCCTTTCCTGCGCTTGCCCATGAAGCAAGGTTATCTTGTATAGTTTGAATTATCTGTGGTTTATCCGCATACCAATGAAAGTTATAAGCAAACAAAAGAGTAAAATCTTCTGCATTATTAAACTGCTCTAAGGTCTTCATTGGGTTCGGTTCAGCAGTACATGTCCACTCCATAATTTCATACTTTCCCCCATCCTTTCTTTCAAAAGAACGGAGCATTTCATAGACATTTTTTCGTACTCTATTTGGTTCAGAAGTTTTTAACCAAAAGGCTGGAAATCCTGCACGCAAATAATTTATAATCTTCTTCATAATAATCCCCCTTTTATTTATTTATTTTGGTTTACCTCATCAGTACATAAGTTACCATCTTATGCAGACTCGGGCTACGCCCGAGTTTCGGATTAAAGCTTTCTTATAATCACTTCCGATTCACAGTCTATCCAAAAAGAAACAAGTGCCTTTTTTGATTCGTGTTTGACCTTTTCAATTACAATTTCAACTTCATTTGTTTTTTTGTGAACTACTGCTGCTATGATTCTAATTTCTACCATAATACTTGTCCTTTCTACTCTTTAAAATTTAACATACAAGAGTAATTTTTACTGCCCCTGTTTCTTTTATATTTTCAGAAAAGGAATTTTTTACAATATCCATTGGTACGTTTTGAAAAATAAGTTTAGTGCTATATTCTTGCAAAACTTCACCAAGCTTTCCCATCGTATGAGGCTGAGAACCAAAATGGTCATAAGAAATTTGACCTTCTTTATTAATAGCAATTGGATATCTCCAGCCATCAAGAGAAATAGAAGCAACAGCCTGAACAGTATTGGAACCAAAGAATTTAACTGTTTGCTCACTCTGCTCATTTAACCTATTCAAAAAATTAACCTTGTGCCCTTTATTTAGAGCAACATTACAAAACAAATTGACATCTTTTACTTTAATAGCATATGTTGATGTATGGCTCATGGCAATCCCCTTTAGCCGCAGTGCCCTTCTGGAACAGGGTCTACGAGAATATTTCGTTCGTTGATTTCATAGTAACAATCCTTGTAATCAGTGTTGGTTCTTTTAAATAAATTATCTAAAAACTCCGTCGCTTCTTCACAAGAAGTACCACTAAAGCCATGAGCAGAAACTTCTATCGCCCCATCTTTACCGACAATGATTTCCACTGTTTTACTCATATTTTATCCTCCTTATTAAATTAGTTTACCTCATCAGTACATAAGTTACCATCTTATGCAGACTCGGGCTACGCCCGAGTTTCGGATTAGATTAAATTGATTTTTTAATTCTGTAGAAGCTTTCATTCTGTGTCATTACCAAAGTAATTTCCATTCCCTCTTTTTTAAAACGACGGATGTTTCCCTTAACTCTACCATTTGCCTTTTTTGTAGGTAACTTAAATTCCTTTTCCAAAAGGCCGACAAGCTCTGAAAGACTTATCCCCTTAATCATTTGTTCTTTAATCAAATCAGTGATTCTTTGTCTTACTGATTTTTCTTTTGGTTCTTTTAATTCTTTCTTATCAGCTTTCTTATCAGCTTTCTTATCAGCTTTCTTATCAGCTTTTTTATCACGTCTTTTTATTACTTTTTTATCACGTCTTTTTATTACTTTTTTATTTACTTTTTTATTTACTTTTTTATTTACTTTTCTCAAAGGGTCATTTTTTTCTTCAAACCCTTTTGGAAGAGTAACATTCGCCCTGTCATAAGCTGTTCGAAGAGCTTTTCTACAGGCCGTAACGTATCCTTTTGGTATTTTTTCATTTTTGTTTTCCCATAAAATATCAAGTTCGTTCAAATGAAATAATGCTTTTTTGGAAACTTCCTGGTCAACATTATCAAAGAAAGGAAAGCCTGATGGAATATGAATTATCTGAACTACTCCACCTGACTTTTGTTTTGCTTCAAAGCAAGGAATTTTTATTCCTTCTACTTCTTCTTTTACTTCTTCTTTTACTTCTTCTTTTACTTCTTCTTTTACTTCTTCTTTTACTTCTTTTTTTGACTTCTTAACGGACTTGATTATGGGCTTGACAGGAGCAATAGACTTCTTTACTTCCTTTTTTAATCCTTTTGTCAAAGCTTCTGCAATTGTATCTTTAAAAACTTTGTAAGCCTTACATTTCGCACAGCTAACATCTTTAAGAGAAGCTTTCTTGTCCACAATCAAACCAGCCTGTTTTTTGTCGCAAAGTGCGCAACCATCAATTACTACATGAAGTACTCTTCCCTTTGGTGATTTTCCAAATTTTAATGCTGTCATAATAATCCTCCTTTTAAATGTTTATTAATTATTTTGGTTTACCTCATCAGTACATAAGTTACCATCTTATGCAGACTCGGGCTCCGCCCGAGTTTCGGTTATGTTTAAAATGAATCGATAAGTTTTGCAATATCTTTAACTTGTTTTATATTAAGTTCTTTGTCAATTCCCTTAATAGAATAAGAAAGTTTATTGTCTGTTTCGGTCGTTGCTATCACCTTTAACTTTTTATAGTGAACTTCTTTCGAATCATTAAAAACAACCATTCGTTGATTTCTACCATATGAATGACTGTAACGGTTCAAGATTTCTTCTTTCGTAATTCCGAAGGCCTCAATTAACTTCTCAATAAAAGTTGACTTTTTTTCTCTCTTTATTGCCATCTTTTCTGCCGCTTTCGTAATCTCAAGAATTATTTTCTCAATTCTTTTGTGAAGACTCTGTGCTAAGTTCTTTGCACCAAAATCTTTTTTTAACCTATCAGCAGAATAAGAATATAAACTACAACCAATTTTTAAGGAATAGCCTGTCTGCCGATAATTAATACTTCTACTATATACGCCTTCTCTATATATAGAAAACATTACCGAAGCATTATTTTCACCTTCATAAAATTTCCTGATTATTTTCGTATTTTTTTCATTAAGAAAATAATCAGGATTTTCTTTTTTTAAGTCGGCTTCAAGCTGTTTCCAGTTTTTTGCTTCCTCAAGTACTGCGGCCTTTTGTGCAATCTCTCTTATAATTTCTCGCTCGCATTTTTTACACTGACCATTAGGATTTAAAGCACTTTTAATATCAACTCTTTTATGACAGACGTTACATTCGACAGCATCTCTGGCACAAATAAAATCAGATTTAATAACCAACTTTTGTTCAAGCTCTTCAGCCTTGTTTATTAAGGTTTGCAGTGCATGAACTTTTTTAATTTCATTGTAAACCTTTATATCCGCGACCTTAACCTTGTCAGGATAACCATTTTTACCAACAATGATTTCTATTGTTTCACCATTATTAACTTCTTTCATAATAATCCTCCTTTTAAATGTTTATTAATTATTTTGGTTTACCTCATCAGTACATAAGTTACCATCTTATGCAGACTCGGGCTACGCCCGAGTTTCGGATTAGATTATATTCTCTTTTTTTGCAAAATCGAAAACCGTTTGTCCTGAAGATATAGCCAAAGCCCTTCCAAGAAGATTCACTAACTCGCCTGGATTTCTTTTTGAAAGATAATCTTTTATCATTCTTAAATCATTTATCGACTTTACTTGTTTGGCTATTTTTTCCACTTCAATTTCTTTTAACTTCTTCTCAGTTGGTTTAGTGTAGATTTTGTAGCCACCTGAATTGCCACCTCTTGCATAAGGAGAAGAAGGCTGGAATATA